TCACACCCATGGGCGACACTTCGCCCACTCCTCCTTGGTTAGCGGACGGCGATTCTTCGGCTTGCGGCCCCAGAGATCGCAATCGCTGATGAACCACTGTGGTTCCGGATAAAAGGTAACCTCGGTCTTGACCTTGCGTTGGGCGGAGCCTCGCCCCATGAGCCACATACCCTCCTTGAAACCACTGTCCTTCTCGGCCTTGGCGACAAGATGTTTTCGGTGCAGTTCGAGAGTGTAGCGCGTCGCGTCGGATACCATGTCAGCGCGCCTATCGCTTGGCGCGCCACATTTCGACGGCCTTCCCGAGGTTGTTGATGTCGCCATCCATGTAGGCGGCAATGGCGCTTATGGTGCCCTCGCCGGTCTCGCCCGGCGCCAGCTTTACGTGCCTGTAGGGCTTCTCGCCGTAGACCTTGAACCAGCGGTCCTCAACCGCGTCGGCGTAGATCGCTAGAACGACTTCGTGCCTCGGGCCATAGCTGGCCGCGATGATGTCCGTCACTTCTTCCTCCGTTCGAAATCAGGCTTCAGGTCGGTGACAGAGAAGCCCCCGTTGACGTACTGGACGATCTCGCCCTCAGCAATCATATCGCTCAGTGCGGCTTTCACATGCGTGTAGACCAGCCCCACATAGTTGCGCGCAATAATGCAGCCCGCGATCATTTCGATTCTGGGACAATAGCCGAGTTCGCGACACCGCATGACCGCCTTGTAAACAACCTTTTTACGGTTGTCGGTGTTCAGCTTTTTAGCTTTCTTTTTCACGCGCTCCTCCCTAGCTGTGCAGTTTGGCCCACTCGGCCGAATACTTGTCGCGCTCATTCAGGCCGATAGCGACCTGTCGCCCCGCTGGGGTGACAGCGTAAATCAGCGCGGGGCGGTGCGAAACGTCAAGCTCCCGCGCGCGCTTCAGCGCCGCCGGATACGTCGACAACTCCTCTTTGATCGACTGGCCCCGCCCCATGAAGAGGAAGACGGTGAATTTACGCGCGAGCGCGAACTGCTGCTCTTCCCACGAAACCACCGCGTGCTTCGGCTTCTGTGCCATTTACAAACTCCCATCGCTTCCGTAGATGAAACCGAAGCACCCGCTAAGCTGGACGTAGCTCCAGCTTCGGCCGACTCCGCCATTGGAGTCTACGTACTCGCCCTTGTCCTCGTAGGCGAGTATCCGGTTCTCGTCTCCGGCCTCACGCTTCAAAGGCTCGACCTCGTTGTTCAGCAGGAGGGCGACCGTGACTCGAACGCACATCCACCAGTAGCTCGCGAGGAAGCAATGGTGGAAGGCGGCGACGTCGCCGTCGCGCACCTCCCGCCAACGTACCCAGACGCGGCGTATCCACACGCGCCGCTCTTCCCAACTCATCGGCTCCATGGCCGTTACTCCTTTCCGCGCTCCTCCGCCGAGATCTCGGCGGCCAGCGCTTGATACGTTCGTGAAGGCACCCGCTCGCGGACGACCTCCCTCGGCTCTCCCACAATCGTACCGTCACGAAGGCTGTAGACCAGCGAGCGGCAAGCGATCTTGTATGAGTGGAAGTCGCTCGTGTCGGTCTCGTCAGGATCGTCCCCGAAGATCCACCGCGTCAGGGCGTGGTAATTGTTCCCCAAAATAGCGTGGTTCAGAGACGTTATTGTGGGGTCGATCTCCAACGGGATTAGTCGGTTCTCGTGCGCCTTCATATCGAAGAGCGCGACGCGGGTGAAGGCCCCGGGAGATATGGGGCCGAGGTGCGCGCAATTGCCGAGGGAAGCGACGCTCTGCTCCCATGAGGCTGAATCGTTGAACAGGTGGAGTTTGTCGCGGTAGTAACGAACGCGCCGCCCGATGTCGCCCCGCACCTTATCCTTGCCGCGATTCCATTGCTCCACCGCGTCCTCGTCCGGGACCAGCCCGAGCAAGAGCGCATCGCTGTCGACCTCGACAATGGCGCCGAAACGTGAAGCGCACTTTTCAGCGGCGACCATCATGAAGTAGGGCGCGTAGCACCGACTGAGGTAGACCGCGTTGCGGTGCGAGGGGGACGTATGCTGCCAATTCCCCGGAGCATTGCCCCGGGGCTTCAGCCCTTCTGTGGTGAGCGTGCCGAGCGTGAGCCCGGCGGTGCCGTGATAAAGCAACATGTTGTCTTCTCCAATACGGGGTTCAGAGCGAGTCTTTGTTGTCGGGAAGTTCGTCGAGTGGCGCGAGGCTCTCAAGTGGGTCAGTCTCGTCGATGGGTTCGGCGTACTCGAACTCGACATCGGAGGAGGAGCCCGCCCACTCGGAGTATGCTTCCTTGAAGGCTTCGGCGTTATCGCCGTCCTCGCTTTCGCGCCAGCGATCTGTCTTCTCCCCGATGTCCTCCTCCGCTTGGCTGGCGATGTCCTCACAGAACTGTCGCGCCAGCGCGAGCGCTTCGTTGTAGACGTCGACCTTCTCCTCCAACGCTTCCCTCGCGGCGTTGATGGCTGTGTTGTAGGCGTCGATAGCGGTGCTTAACTTAGCGCCAATGTTGCCGAGCTTTTCGGCTAGCTCGGCGCGCCGATTCTTCTCGTACTTGCTCAGTGAAAAAGCAGTCATTGTCTTCTCCATTCGGTGAGTGATTGGTACTCGTTGCACGCTTCACTATACAACATACCCGCGAGCGAAGCTCCGCCAAGTCGCACCGGCCACGCGTTGTCAGTTCGTACTGCAACAGGCGGTCGAAGAGCACGTGGTGGATCATCGCGCCGGGCTTAGCTCCCACGCGGGAACCTTCTTTTGTACGCACACCCACTTCCACCCGGTCTTGCGAAAATAGGCGTCCTCGGCGCTGGGATTGCCGAAGCGTCGGTGATGGTCGTCGCAATCGCCCGCGCTGTAGAAGAAGCGCGGCGTCGCCCCGGGCTGATAGGCGCCGCCGGGCTGGCCGTTGCATTCCACCGGCTGGCTTTGGCCCAGCACGAAGTGGCACAGCATGAGCGCGTAGACGTACGTCATGGCGGGTCCTTTCGAAGGCTGTCGAGAATGCGAGCGGCGACCTTTTCGGTTGCGCGCTTCGCGGCCTCGATCGTTTTCTCCTCGACGATGACGCGCCGCCCGTTGATGAAACCATCGAAGGTGCGCGCCCGCTCGACAGTAGGCTTTACCATCAGGCGGCCGACGCCGGTGACGTCGGCGATCTGGTTACGCTTGCCCACCTTGTAAGGCTTGGGCTCCCACATGATTCTAAGCGTCATGACTGTCCCTCCGTTGGATTCCAGTCGCGGAGCCCATGGTGCGCCGCCCAAGCCTCGGCGCGCTCCGGCGAGCCCCAGCATAACCCGGGCACGTGCCCGGAGTGCATGAACATCGCCCACTCCTTCAGGTGCCGCCGATTCGCGCTGTCGGCAATCATGGCGACGTCGGTGAAGCTGTTGCATATCACCGCGTAGAGGAAGCCGCCCGGGCTTTGCCCTTCGCTGATCCACGCGTAAAGCTCGTCCGACATTCCCTTCGGCAGTCCGTGCGCCATGAATTGCGCGCGGAAGCGCTCGCGCTTCTCGTTGTCGCTGTCGTTCATGATTCTGTCTTCTCCAGTTGGCTTGCCTCATCAGCGGGCCGGGCGCCACCCGGTTCCGGACTCCCCGCGCCGTTTGCCAGCGCGGGGGTTTCGGCTAGTAGCCTCGCAGCGACTCGGGCACCACGGACCAACCAAAACTTGACCAGCGCTCGCACGCTGGCCCGTTCGTCGTGATCGCGCACATGACCAAGTCGACCTTGCGCGTGGCCGGTCGTTGCCCCGGCACATAATCCATCGCAGCGACATCCTGCTGGGACACGGGCCAGCAACAATCGTAGCGAAGCATGTCAAGCGGAAAGGTGCCTGTTCCTTCCACGGTGAAACGAAGTCGGCACAAAGCTTTAGCGCGTGTCATCGGCTCAACCCTCCTGCTCGTCGTGTTCGCCGCCGATGGTGCGGAAGTTGGCGAAGTCCTCGACTCGCTGTGCCGTGTGGAGTAGGCCCTTAAAGAGCGAGTGGAAGTCTTGCATCAGCACGGCAAGCTCCTGTGCGTGGCTCTGAAGCGCGGCGTTGGTCTCCAGCAGCACCGCGATCATCTTGAGAAGCGCGTTTATGTTTTGCTCGGTGACCGCGTCCGCCCCCATCAGGTGCTTAGCCCGCACCACCTTGACAAGTTCGGGGCGGTTGGTCATGAACGCCGCCGCCAGAGCTTGTGGCACCTTCAGGTCTTCGGTGAGCGTGCGCCAGTCCGGTAGCTGTACCTTCGCGCGTAGCTCCTTCAGCCGGGCGTTGATTCGCTCGTCCGCTGTCATGGGACGAGCCTTTGCTTGTGCGTCAGTCATCTGTCTTCTCCTAGTTGAAGTGGTGGCCCTCTTACAGGCCAGTTAGATCGCCGTCGACGATCTCGTCGAGTTGATCCACGGCTTCTTGAATGGTCTCACATGCGCGCTCGGCGGTGTCGTACTTCTCGCCGCTTTGCATGTTCTCCGGCATGTTGTCTTTGTATTCCTCCTCTTCGCTGCAGGCTTGTTCAAGCAGAGCCTTAGCCTCGTGCATTTTGTCGATGGCCTCCTGTATCAACTTACGGCGCGCCGCGTTCACTTCTTTCTCCTGTTTCGCTTAGTTCTCTGCTCTAGCTTCGGCGCGTGGCTCATATCCTCGACATTCCAAGACCGGTAACCGCCGATCTCGCGGTCGAGGATACAGCCGCCGTTGACGTCGACGTAGAAGTGCGTGATCTTTGCCGTCTTCGTCCAGCCGCGAACCCGGACGAGGTCTCCCAGCCGGAAGACCTCGCCGTCCTTTTCGACCTCGGTGATCCGGGTACTCACGTCTCCCTCCTGTGGCGAGTGTAGCGAGCAAGTTTACGTTCGTTCGCCTTAAACCACTCCTCGAACGCAGTGCGGAGCTTCGCGACGCCTTCGTGGTATGGGTCTGGATCCCAAAAGTCCGGGCGCTCCTCGCTGGGCAAGAGGCGCGCCCACGGAATTTTTATCTCCACAGTGTCGTCGAGGCGCAAGCACAACCCGTCCGCTGTAAGGCTGGCCACGAACGCTTCGTTGTCCTTGGCGAACAAATTGTGGAGAGTGAAGCTTACGGCGCGGGCCGCAAACCTGTTTAGCCACCCCTCATCGCGTGGCGTAACGAAGTTCCAGTCGGGGAGGATTGGTTTTTTGCTCACTTCTTCCTCCCAAAAAAAGGCAGCGAGCCGAGCAAGCCCGGCGGTGATCGCTTTGATCAGCCGGGCATACCAGCGGCGCCGCTCCTTCATGCAGCGTCGAATCGTCTCCAAACGCTCAGCGCTGAGCGCGAGGATGACGTGCTGCCCGGTGCGCGTGTCCATGGCGTTCACGTAATACATTTTCTTCATGTTGGCGCCCTCCCTTAGCGCTTGAGGTAGATCGTCTCGCCCCAAGGCGCGGTGCTCTTTTCGTCCGTCGAGGCCCAGAGCACGGGGTAGCCGGGCTCATGTGCATCGAAAGCGGTTTCGAGGTCGGTGAGCACCACCAAGCACGCGGGCTCGATGCCTTGATCCTCCAACCAGCGGAAGCCAGCGCGGAGGTCGGTGCCGCCCACCCCGCGCGGCCGAGGAGCGAAGTCCTCTTCCCGCCCGAAGGTGTCGACTCCCTCCACCTTATCCGTGCAGTAGATCAGATGGAGCGCGTCGGGCCGCAAGTCCTCGCGAATGCCCGCGACCTCGCTGACGAACTCCTTGACCCAAGGGAGCACGCTGTAGCTCATGTCGACGATCACCGCCATTTCGCCCATCCCGCGACCGGCGAGCGCCGGTAGCGTAATGCCTTGGCTCGCGAAGCGCCGGTTCGGTTTGGCCCAAGTGTAATCGGACTTTGCCGTCTGGAGCATCCAGCGCCGAAGTTGTTCGTGCCAATCCACCTGCGCCTTCTTCAGCGAATCGATCATACGATCGATCCCGTTGGAGCCGTGCCCCGCCTTCTTGGCGAGGGCTTGCGCCTGTATGGCCGCGACCCGCTGTTGCGATTCGAGGTCGGTAATGTCGGCCGCCGAAGGCTTGGAGCCGTCGGCGTTCACGGCGTCCATGATCTCGCCGCAACCGCCGGTGTCCTCGGCGCCCTCTTCCGGACCGAAGTCGTCGTCGCCCGGGGCCTCTTCCTCCTCCCCGGGGCCTTCGCCCTCGCCGGACTCCTCCTCGCCCCCCTCGCCGGGCTCGCCGGAGCCGTCCTGCCCCTCGGAATCCGCGTCACCAGCGGCGTCGGAGGGCTCCCCCGCCTCTTCCCCGGCTCCCGCGCCAGCGCCCCCAGCGCCGCCGCTCTGGGGCTGGCCCTCGCCGCTGTCCTCCCCTTCGCCCGGCTGGGGCTGTTGCTCGGCCTCCTCCTTGGCCAACTCGTAGTAGATCTCCTCCACCGACTTGTCATGGAAGCGCGGATCGTCGAGCGCGTCCGCCGGGAGCGTGAATCCCGCCTTCTTGATGATCGGGTTCACGCAGAGGTCGGAGGCGCGCTGCCACTTCTTCTTCTCGCGCCCCTTGCGCCGCGTGTGGTGAAGCTGGGCCAGCGAGCAAACCGTGTGCGCCAGTACCCCGGCGAGTACCTCGGTCGGCGTCGCGTCGATCCAGTCGGGGTTGTAGAAGAAGCGGTGCCCGTCGCACGCGGAGGTCTCGACCCGCGAGGTCTCAACCGGCTGAAGGCGAAGCGCCAGCGCGCCGTAAAAGCGCTGGCTCTGCACCATCGAGGCGCGGGCGTGGGTGAACTTCTCAAGCCGACTATTCTTATACATCTTGTCTTCTCCAGTTGTGCGGGGAGGAGCGCTACCTGCGCTCCGGCTCCCGGGCTACTCGGTGATGTAGTCGGCCATTTGCGCCAGAATGGCGTCGGCCTTCTTGATCGTCTCGTCGCGCTTCGCCTCGTCGTCCTTAAGTTCGTCGGCGCTGAAGCTCCCGAAGCTGGCCTTAACCTTCTCCGCCAGCTTGGCGAGTTCGGGATTGTTCATCACATTCAGGCGGGGGAGGAGATCGCAAAGCTCGATGATGTTGCCCACCGCCGACTCGCGGAAGGCGCCTTCGACCTTCTGCTTCTTGCCCTCCTTGACCACCCGGTACTTCTTGAGCTTGTCGCGAAGGCCGACCACCACCCGGTAGAGCCGTTCGAAGAGATCGCGGTGCGCATTCTCCAGCGCGGCCTTCACCTGACCGTCGATGTCGGCGTTGATCCGGGCAAGCTCGGTCGCCGGGACATCCACCCGGAAGTCCGCCTTGTCGGGCACCGGCATGAAGTGGATGTCGATCCGCCACTTGTTCTTGAGCAGGGCGGGCTCGGGGTAGTCCTCCTCGCTGAAGGCCGAGCCAAGCTGCTTCTTGGCCATGTCGCGGTACTTCGGGTACTCCTTGAGGAAGTCGTCGACCGCCGCCATGCAGGTGGCCCTTAGCTTGCGCTCCTCCGCGACATAGGCGAGATAGTTGCTGCTCGGAAGCATGCGATAGCCGTTGTCGAGCCAAGGCACTGTGTTGATGTAATGGTGCGCCTTGTAGCGCGAGAAGGGCACCGTGACCTTCTTCATCGCCTCCTTGCCGATCAGGCGCTTCCATGTGCGAAGCATGTCGGTGGCGGCGCCGCGCTCGTCGGCGACCTCGTCGCTGATCTTCCGGTCCAGCGTGCGGTTGCCCCACATGTGGACCTCGACGCAGATCAGCATCGCGGCGCTGGCGAGCGGGTTGGTGCGGCCGTCCCATTTCGGCGCCGGAGCGCTGGGCTTGGGCGCGAGCGGCACTACCTTGGTTTCGGCGTTGCCCTTCTTCGCCGCCTTCTTCTTGGCGGCCTTCGGGGCGGGCTTCTTCGCGGTATTGGACTGAGCGTTCATCTTTATCTTCTCCAGAGTTTCAGAGTTCAGGTTCGCAGGTTGATCGTACTTGCTAGGCGAGCACGTGCTGGTTCTTGTCGGCCCACTCAATGAAGGGGCGCGTCTTGGTCAGCGCGTTGTCCTGTTCCACCGCTGAGGTGATCAGGAGGACCGAGAATTCGGCGGGCATGCGCCCCGCCAGCCGCACCACCCGGTCCATGTTGGTGGTCGTGGCTTTCTTGGCGAGCGCGCCGCAAACCGCGCAGAGCGTCGCCGGATCGGTCGGAATGTCGCACTTGTCCGGGTTCATCAGCATGACCGTCGGATCGGTGAGGTTCCGCCAGATCGAGAGGAAGCCCACCAGTTCGGCGGCCACCCCGTCGCCGAGGTTGCCAGCGTGCACCCGCTCCTCAACCGCGAGCGGCACCGGCACCTTCTTCTTCTTGTTGGCCTTGACGATGTTGTCCGTCTTCTCCCATGCCCGGCATGTCGGGCTGACATCGACGTTGGGGTCGAATTTGGAAAGAAATTCCGAGCGCCACTTCAGGAAGGCGATGATCTCGGTTTCCACCCCGTGCTGAATGGCCCATGTGGTCCAGTCGCCGATGTGCGGCTCGACCAGCAGCCAGTTGAAACGCGAGCCAATGTGCGAAGGCGTGCGGTTCGTCGCCGCGCGATCCTTCGCGCGGTTGCTGGCCGCGCAAATGTAGACGTTGTCCGGCACTTTGTAATTGCCGAGCATGCGTTCGTTGAGGAGCCGTCCGGCGACGTTCTGGACCTGTGGAATACCTTGGCGCCATTCGTCGAAGAACCAGAACATCGGCTGAGCGCTGGTCACCGTCGGAAAGTCATCCGGCGTGATCCAGTGCACCGACTTCGTCTTCTGATCGATCATCGGGATCTGGAAGTCGGAGGGCTCGCGATCCGCAAGGCGAGTTACCAGCACCTTGGCCTTCTTCTTCGCGGCAAGCTGGTAGACCAGCGAGGTCTTGCCGACGCCGGGCTCCCCCTCAAGGTGGAAGGGGACGCCAGCTTCGTAGCAAAGCTCCATCGCGGCGAGAGCATCAGAAGGTTTCACGTTGTCTTCTCCATTTTGGGTTGTGGTGCGGAAGCGCACCGTGTGAGGCTGGCAGTTGCCCACCAGCCTCAAGGCGCTACGCTTCTTTAAAAGTCTGGGCTTTCGCCCAGATCGTCGCGGTCGTAACCGTCAACGCGGTCGGCAATGCGGCGCTCGTTGTTCTCCGCCGCAATTGCGGGCTCTAGCTCCTCCCAGCCGCCCAGCGGTATGCACGTGTGATCTTCGGAAGTGACGCTGCTACTGTTCCGCCAGCGCGGGTCTTCGTCATCCCCGATAACGTGCTCCCATGTCCAGAAAGGCGCGTCGAGGAAGGCGTCGCCCGCGTGTTCGACCAAGGTCGCCTTGTCGGGTCCCTCGCTGATGTTGGCGATGCTCCAGATCACCGCGCCGTCCGGGCGCCAGCCTGACCACCGCCAGAGAATGAGCCGCCAGCGCTGGGGCGGCTCTTCCGCTTCGATCGGCTTCGCCTCCAACCGGGCGCGTAGCGCGGCGTTCTCCTCTTCCAGCTTGAGGAGCCGTTCGGCTATCGCGTGGGTGCGGCCGCGCGTTTCCTCGTCCAGCGCGGCGACCTTGTCGAAGAGGTCGCTTACCTCCTTCATGGCGTCGCCCGCCTCGGTGCTGGCTTCTTCGATCTTGCGGTCGAGTCGATCCAGTTCGTCGTCGGGAAGCTCGCCGCGCAAGTCGGAAAGCTCATGTTCGAGGTCGCGGTGCGTGACATACTCATCCGGGTTCGGCATGGCGTCCTCAGCGATGCGTTCAAGTGCCCGGTTGAGTTGCGGGGCCTCTTCTACCAATTTCGTGAGCGCCTTTTGCACCGCGTCCTCGTACATAAGGTCCGCGAGAGTGCGCGCCAGCGCGCCCCGTACCTTCTTTGTGATCTTCTCGCGTGCAGTCGTGAAAATGTTCGTCATCTGTCTTCTCCAGTGGCCTATCTCATCAGTGGCAGGCGGCCAGCCCTCGCCAGACTCCCGGGAGCGTGAAGCCCCCGGGGTTTCGAATTAGAAGTCGACCAGCCCTCCGCGAATGCCCTCCGGCTTTGGCGGCGGAAGCTCGCCCCAACCTTCGCGGAGTGCTTCGCCGTTCTCCAGCGTGCCCGCGAATTGCGCGGTAGGGCGCTTGCCGTATTTGGTGAAGAAGTCGGCGCCTCGCATGGCGAGGGCGTAGGCGATCATGTCCGGGCAACAGCACCGCTCTTCTTCGTGCACCAGTGTGCGGCTCATGGGCGCAATGCAAGCGAGGCGCCCGCGCTGAAGCGAGCCGCGCGTGCATGCGATCTCGACAATGCCTTCGGAGCCGAGCGGCGTGCGGTTCTCCCAGACATTGAAGACCTGTCCGAAGGCCACCGAAATGTGGACCCAGTCGCCGCCGAGGTTGGGCGGGAAATATTCGACCTTGATGTGCGCGCCGTCGCGGGTGGAGCCTTCGAAGGCCATCGCGGCGTTGGGGTTCTCCGCGAAGACCGTGCGGAGGTTGTAGCGGAGCGCGAGCGCGAGCGTGTCGTTAGCGAGGTTAGTCATCTGTCTTCTCCAGTGGTTCGAGTTGGCGGAAAGAGCGGGGCGCTCTAGGCGCCCTTCTTTTTGTCGATAAGCGTGCGCGCGGCGCGCAGCGACCAAACCTCCTTAGCTTCGTCGCCGACATAGAAGGGGCCGGTGTAGAAACCGCGTTCGATTTGGCCGTGTTCATCGGCGGTGCAAATTTCCTCGCCCCTGTAGCGGATGCAGTCGTAGGCGCCCGGGCCGGTGTTGCCGTTGTCGACCTCCATGTCGTCGGGCACCTCGATCTTGTGCTCGTTGATCTCATGCGCGGCGAAGGTCGGTGCCTTTTCCAGCGCATCGCGCTCGACCACCACCCGGGCGTGGCCGCCGCGCCGGTTGGTGCCCGCGATAACCCGGAAGCCGAGAGCTTCCACATCGCTCTCAAAGAAGCCGAGCGCGGGAAGCTTGCGCCAGCCGTCGTCGCGGAGGTCGCGGAGGAGCCAGCTAATAGGCGCGCCCGGAACCTTCTTGTTGCCGATCGTGTATTCTTCGCGGAGCTTCGCGGCAATCGCCGCCTTGAGCTTTTCGTTCGTCATTTGTCTTCTCCAGTTTGTATCGGTGGGCGTGGGCTTAGCGGTAGAAGTCGCGGTAGCGGCGAATGTCCGCCATTACCTCGGAGCGGAGCGGGTGGGCGCACAGCTTCAGGGCCTTGGCGACCTCTTTGCAGCGGGCAAGAGCGCTACGCTTGGACTCCGCGAACCACGCCCTGTCGCGGCGCTTCGGCGGCGAGCATTTTGGATCATCGAGGCTGTGCGCAGCGTAGCATTTCGATACGCCCACATCGTTGCCTGTGGGGTTAATGGCAATACTGAAATGGCCGACCCTCATCCAAGCCGCAAAGCCTCGGTCAGCCAAACCACCCCACTCCTGTTTGTAGGAAAGCGCTTCGGAACGTCCGTTGGCGAAAGTGTAGGTGTGTTTCTTGGTAGCCATAATGTGTCTTCTCCAGTGGCTTGTCTCATCAGTGCCGAGGTAGCCAGCGCTCGGCATATCAGCGCGCGGCGCTTCACAGGGGCGCGCGCTGATTTCGACGAAGAGAATTTTCGGCGAATAGTTTTGTTCAGAATTCCAGAGGGGGCTGCGCGCGAACGCGCTCGACCGTGGTCTGGTTCTGTTGCGGCTCCTCCAAGGCTTAGGGACCAACCCCTTCCGCTGGGCTCGGAAAGCGAGCGGCGGCATCCTTGGCGCGGCGGGCTCTTTTTCTTATGTGCGGCCCGCCCGTGCGGCGCTATCCAGCGCGGCCCATATACAATAAGAGAAGCCGTATTGTATTAAAAGCCGAAAAAATGGCGGGGTAGAGCCAAAAAGTGGGGCTTAATTGTAGCGAAACCCTTATTTTCCGGGCTCTACCTTGTCGCACGCTTTCGCAGGCTTCAGGCGCGCCCGGCGCTGGAGCGCGAAAGCGCGACGCGCTTCGGCATTCGCGAGCGCGCGGTACAACATGCGCCCTTCTGTCTCGTCCGGATCGTTCGACACGCGGTGCTCAGGTCGAAAGCCGCGAAGTCCTTTCGGATCGATCACGCTACGCCGCCTTCCTGAAGCGGAACAAGTCGGGCTTGCGCGCCATGGCCGCGAAGATGTCGCCGCCTTCTTTATGGAATTCTCGGATGCGCTCCTCAACGCCGCCGATCACGACTAAGTCGACAATTGTTACCTTAAGCGTTTGCCCCGTGCGCCAAATGCGACGCTGTGCCTGATCGCGTGGAATACAGCCCACCGGCGACTCGTAGAAGAAGGCGTAGTTCGCGCACTGCAAGTTGAGGCTGAAGGCGCCGATATTGTGATTGACCAGAAGCGTCTCGCACTCCGGATCATGTAGGAAGCGCTCCAGTTGCGCCTTCCTGTTTTTAGCCCCGGACCAGATCCACGAATGCTTGATGTGCGCCTTCTTCAGCGCGGCGCTTATCCGGGCGCCACTGTAGTTGTACTCATAGAAGATCACCGACTTGCGCCCCACCGGTATTTCGCTGAGGCACTGCATCAACATGTCGAGCTTCGGGTTGTGCTTGAACTCGATCTGGGCCTTGGCGCCGTACTCGTCGTTGGCGACGCCGAGGAAGCCTGACGACAGTTGGCGCATGCGGATGAACGCGTTCTCGCGCGCCGTCTTGTCGCCGCGCGCCGACATGAGCGCCTTCACGGCCCGCTCGTAGTACTCCAGTGTCTCCTTCGGGAAAGGGATACGCTTTGTCACGAACTGGCATTCCGGAAGGTCGACGCACTCCTCGGTGAGGAATTGGAGAGAGCGGTGCCCGGAGCGCCGCGCCAGCAAGTCGGCCTTGCTCTTGTCGAACACGTACTCGAAGGAGTAGGGGCCGCCGAAGTACCGCTTTTTCTTGGTACAGAACGCCTCACGGAATAGGCCGAGCGTTGGCCCGAGGCTGGCGCCACGATCGATGATGTTCTGTTGCGGCCAGAGCATGGTCGGGTCGCGGCCGAAGGGGCGCCCAGCGAGCGCGTACCGGATCGGCGTGCGATTGCTGATCTGGTAGCACACGGAATAGGCGAGGCTGTCGCGGTGCGCGACCTCGGTACTCTCATCGAGCACCAGCCCGTCCAGCCCTTCGCAGATGGCGGCAATGGCCTTGTCCGAGCGCTTCAGGATTTTCCGGCCCGTGACCTCGCCGCGCTTTTGCTCCGGCACCAGCGCCGAGACCATGTAGCGGAGCCCGGGGTACGCCACGATGGCGATTCCCTCCTCCATGGTCATCAACGCCTCGGCCTTGTTCTCGCTGTTGTCGCTCGCCAGCCCAAGCACGGGGAGCTTCACGCCCCACTTCTTCGCCTCGTCCTCCCACGCCCAGACCGCTTCGTTGCTGATCGCGCATACCAGCGCCTTACGCATGCGGCCGACGCGGTGCCAGTACTCCGCGAGCCGGAGCGCCATCAGCGTTTTGCCGATGCCCATGCCGTACCAGAAACAGAACTGTGGGAAGGCGACGCCGAGGAACATCCCAACAAGCTGGTGCAGCATCATGCCTTCGCACATCGCCGGGAGGATTGGATCGGTGGCGTACAACTCCTCCAGTACAGCCTCGCGCGGCACTGTCTTGAGCCAAGTCCAGTCGTCCGGGGTAGCCGCGAGGAATTGTTTGACCGCGAGGGGGGAGATCGACATTACGGAATGCTGCCCGCAACGGCGCTCCCGGGAAGCGCAACCCCATCGAATAGCTCGAACTGTTCGAAGTAGTCCTTTTGGCTCCCCTCCATCGCCTGAAGCACAAACTGGCCCGTGGCGTAGTCCTGAGTGATCACCGCCATGATGTCGCTTTTGTCTGTGCGAACCTTGCCCGCGTAGAGCCGGGCAAGCTGGCGCTGGCGCTCGGCTTTGGTCGCGTTGTAGTAGAGCACCATGTCGGCGGTGCCGACGACCGAAATGTCGTCGGAGACCATCCTGCTGTTGAGGCTGGTGGCCTCCTCGCCTTCGCGCGTGGACTGGTGCAAGGCGACCACCGCCATATTACGCTCCTGTGCGAGACCGCGAAGGTCGACCACGGTGCGGCCCAGCGACTCGCGCTCGCGCCCCTTCTCAAGCTGCATGATTTGAGGGTAGTCGACCACCAGCATGTCCGGTGAGAAATGGTGCACCTGTTCGAGGAAGTCGAGGTGCGCCCGGAGCCGGGGCACCGTCAGCGAGCCGGAGGGCCAGCCGCGAATGTTGATGCGTGACAGCGCGTCGTTCCACTCGGCTTGGAAGCCGCGCAAGGCGGCGAAGGCGTCCGCCTGATCCATAGCGAGCGTTGGCGTCCGGGTATCCGTGCGGAAGCCGCTGAAGCCGCTACTGTCGAACTCAAGCACCGTCTGGTCGTGACTCTCGGTGCGCTTCGACATCGCCAACATGTTCTGAAAAATGCGCTGCGCCTTCATGTCCTCGGACATTTCCAAGGTGACATCGCACACGCGCCAGCGTTGGAGGAGCGCCATCGTCGAGCAATGCGTCGCAAACCAACTTTTGCCCCGACCGCGCGGAGCGACAAACAGGAGGAGTTCGCCACGCGTTGGGCAAATGTCCCGGCGGTCGAACGGCTCGATGCCCAGCTTCAGGCTGTCGAAGGCGTCGCGGTCCATGAACGACAGCGCCTTGGCCTCGTTCATAAAGATACCGGCGTGGGTGCTCTCGGCGCGGAACGCGAACGCCTTGTTTAGCACCGCCTCAACGTCGTCGGCGACGCCGTCGCCGCCCCGTTGAATACGCATCGACGCTTCGTAGATGATCGCCTTGTAGGTTTGGCGCCGGATGAATTCGGTGACACGGTCGAGGACGTAGGGCTCGTTGAGCCCATCGCTCTGCTTGTGCAGCGCGATCAGAATGCGTTGGTAGACCGGAGCGCGTTTGGTCTGCTCGGCCGGAGCGTTGAGGACGTGATCGAAAAGGTCGTCGATGTGCTCGACGCCGGGAGCGCTTCCGTAGCGCTGGCGGAATTCAATCGCGCGGCGCGCGATGTCGGCGTAAGGCTCTTCGAAAAGCTCGGCGGAGAGCATGCCCGCCGCGATCTGACCCTTTTCGCCGCCGAAGGTCAGCAGCGTCAGGACCGACTCTTGAAGAGACGTGGAGAGCTTTTCTGTGGGGACTGTCTCGTCGGCCATTTTTCTTTTCCGGGGACTAACGCGTGCTCGGCTTTAGAGACATACCCGGATTGATGGCGAAGCTCAGAGGTTCCAACTGCCACGTGCGGTGCTCTTCTTCCATGGCACCCTGTTGCGCGATTCTCAGCGCTTCACGCGCGTCGTCGAGGCGCGCGCTTAGAATGGTGATCTGTCGCCGCTTGCGCGCGATGAAACTCTGACGCGCTTCCTCCTTGGTGGCGTGCGCGTACTGTTTGCCGTCCGTGATTCGAACAAAGCGCGGGTCGCCGGTGTAGTAGTCACGAACCCACGCGCCCTTCGGCGTGAACTTGAGAACGTCGATCTTGTGGAGGCGCACCGCTGCCGAGCTTGTGCCGGGAATTGGGTCGCCGCACTCATTGATCCCGCCAGCGTAGCGGAAGTTTGAGTAGCGGTACCAAGTGGCGATAACCGGGCCATCTCTGGAGATCGTCACGGCTCGCTCCAAGCAACCAGCGGTGTGCTGTACGCCAGCATGAGGGGGTGCCGAGGCTGGCCATCCATGGCGGTGCCCCAACACTTCGGCGTCCCGCCTGCCTTCCTGATAAGGCGCGTCACGGCGCGCCAGCGGTAGTGAAGCTCCTCGGGGAGCTTGGCGAGTGGTCCCCACGCCACGACGTGGATTTGGGCCTCTAGCGCGGCCTCCCGGATGAAGCGATCATTCAGCGGGCCGATTGGGTCAGGCACATGCTTTAGGGCACGCACGTCGGTGCTCACGAACGCAAACTGGTTGGTGACAATGACGTGCCCGACGTGCATGTCACGCGCAAAGCCGAGCACCTTGCGAATGGTTGGATCGTTCGCCTCACGCCCGGCGGTGCTCGGATTGACCATGGTGATTGACAGCGTCGGTCCCTTGTAAGGAAGAGCGCGGTCCAGACGGTAGCGGTATTTGCCGCACGCCGAGAACTCCGCTGTCGCGGTATCGAAGAAGGACATCAGAGCGTCTTTCCTAACTGGCGGTCGATCACCCACGCGCGCTTTACGCTCGGCCGAAGCGAACACGTCTTCGCCATGGCCTTAGCGCCTTCGCGGCTAACGGTCCAGCCGAGTACTTGTTCGCCCGGCCTGTCCTTTTCCTCGAACCGAATCTCGTAGCGCTGATCCTTGTCGCCGATACGTTCCGGAGGGAGCGTCATGACGCGAGCCTTACGTGCTCGGCGTGGTTAAGCTCGCGCTCGACAATACGAAGCATGGCGGGAGCGGTCAGTGCACACGCGTCGTTCGGCGGCTCGTGCGCTAACTCCTTTAAGCGCATGTAGTACCAACGCGCCGACTCCTCGCTGTGCGCTGGCTCCTTGGAGCGCCGGAGGTACTTGAGGATGTTTCCGGCGGCGAAGCCCGGCGCGATGCCAAGCTCGACCATCGTGTCCCACGGCTGCTTGCCGGAGCCGTAGTGGTCCTTGCGCGTCACGCCGGAGGAGTCCTTGTGCTCCGCCTCCTTGTGGGCGAGTCGTGTCGGTTCGACGTTAATTATGCACTTGGCGGCGCTTCCAACGCGTCCTTGCCGACACCTGTCGGCGCACGTGCAGTCACACTCAAGCTGTACTAGTTCCACAGCTATTCTCCGGGGGCGGTTAAGTATTGGGGTGGGAGCGGGGCGCACGCCTCGCCGGGTAGCTCCTTGCGGAACTGGCACCAACCGACAAGGTTGCCGTGCAAGCGTGAATTCGCCCACCCGGTAACAGGGCCTTGTTCATCCGGCGTGGCCTGATGTTCCGTGGGCGAAGCGTGAAGTGGCTGAGCGCCGACCAACTTCCCGTACAGCGCGAGGTCTTCGTGCACCGCCGACCGCTTCTGTGTATCGAACGAGCGGTAGGACACCCGGGCACAACGCGCGGCCGACACTTTCTTGGCAAGCACAAGCTCGTCGTCGCCATACATGTGGTGGTAGTTGGCGATGGCGCGGTTGTCCTCCTCGTCCTCCAGATCGACGTAGGGGAGGTGCCATTCCCCGGGGATCAGCGGCCGGGGTACGCTCGCCTCGCGCGCCGCCCACATGCTTCGGGCAAGGGCGCGCATGGTCGGGTCCGCCGCGCCGTCGAGCCGAAGGCCGAAGAAGTTGGTCCACTCTGTCGCGCCGGCAACTACGCGAATGTGAAGGAAAGGTTCGAGCACCCGGTTGATGATCGACTTGTGCGCGCCGAGCGTCAGTAGCTCCTCGGCAATGTCGGCCGCGTCCAGAGCGGCGCGCGACCACAGGTGCTTAGCGATGAGGCGGTCGTCGACGCTAAGCTCGGCGCCGGGCGACATACCTCTCTGCTCCGAGCCCCAGAACACCGGCTCAGCGCGGCGATTGCTCCGTACTTCTTCGATGTTCTTCCCCACCGGGGTGGCGCGGCTGCTGCTCGCGTTGCGCGAGATAACGCGGTGCGTCATGAACTCGCCGTGCACGAACTTCGGATACTCAAGCTCGAACGTCGTGAGCCGGTGCTGTTCCGGGCTGATGCTGTCCGCGATAACCTTGGCGAAAATCATTGCTGTGCTGCCTTCCTGATCTTGTCGAGGGAAATGTAATCACCACTGGGCTCGTTCCCGTCCTTGTCGACGAGAAATTCCACCGGGACGGTGAAGAAGGTGTCGCCGCTGGGCTCCAGCGTGCACGGGATCGTCTCAACTCCGCCGTACACCATGTCGTCGCGGTCGAGACCGTAGGTGTGCCCACGATAGCGGTAGATCGCCTCGCCCGCCCTGAAGTCACGTGGAAGCGCGCACCACGCCTTTGTGGTTACCGCCTCCTTACAGTTCAGACCACGCCCGACCCGCGTGACGTCGTGCTTGAATGTGTAGCGTTCGCGCTCGCGCACTAGCTCCTCCAGCCTTCGGGAAGGTTCACGTTGTTGGGTGAGTTGCGGAAGAAGGGAGCGATTTGTTCCTCCTTGTAGCCAGCGAGTCCGCACCCGACCTTGACCACGTCGAACGCCTCGTCGGGATGATCGGCGGCGTATTCCTTGAAGCGGGAGATCGCGGCGCCGATGGAATGGAGTGGGAGCGTTCGCAACCGCTCGTCCTTGGTCGGGATCGCGTACGAATTCCCGGTGCGTCCCTCCGCTACTCCGATTCGGGCGCCGTGCCGCAGCGCGGCCTCCTTGGCGGACCCGGCGCCGTGTATTCCGACGAGGTTCGATCCGAATACAAATACACGCTGCCTTACTTCGACCATTGGACGACGGTGACCTCCGTTAGTTCGTGCTTCTTTTCAGCGTGGTACCATTTGCCGCGCCGGAGTACAGCGAGGAAGGGCGCCTTGTAGATCCCAGTGCAGTTGCGGACGAGAATACGCACCGGTGTATCTTCCGGCGCGGTGTCGGCGGCGTGCCACGCGGTGGCTGCATGTGGATTGTCGGCGCTCATCGCTCCCCCTCTTCCTCCAGACATACCCTCGCCGCGCGCTGGCGCACCAGAAGCTTTAACCAACCTTGTCGGGCATAGCCGGGGTAGCTCCGCTCTATCGCTTGCGGCACGTACTGCGTGAACAAAAGGAAGGTCTGAAGGCTGAGCGCGGGCGGCTCTTTCCAGAGCGCGAGTTCGGCACACAACGCTTCCGCGATGATCTCCCCTAGGGCAAGCCACGATGTGCGGTCCATGCCGTCGATTCGCGCGTCGATCCACTCGACAACGGCGGGCGCGGTCTGAAGGTAGCTTTTGTACGCGCGCCAGCCGACGATCGTCTCGACCGAGAAGGCGACCCCAAGGCCGCGCCGCGACAACGCCGCGCGGTAGCCGTCGATCAACCAGTCGTATTTGAGCTTGGCGGCCTTCGCCTCTTTCTTCTTTTTGCTCGGGCTCGACAACGACTGGAGGGCGCGGGCGCGGTTTAGCACCTCCTCAAGATCTTTGTCGGACAGCTTCGGGAGCTTCGCGAGAATGTCGTCCAACGTGGTCATTCGCTACCCTTCTTGCGCGGCTCGCGCGGCATGGCGACAACTTTCGGGCGCCGGTCGGGCGGGAGCCAGAGGCGGTGCGTAAACCAGCGCGCGGGGTGCTCGGCATTCCCCATGGTGTAGCCTTGCGCGGCGGCGCGGAGGGATTTGAACAGGTATTCAGTGCGCGCGAAGAGAAAGGCGCCCCAAATCTTCCCGCGATCCTTTCCATAGACCAAGTTACCGTTCGCGTCGACGCGCCCAGCGCTGAGTCGGTTGTCAGGATGCGTCGCGTTGTACGCCGGGATCATGTAGTCCAGCAACTCGTCCAACTCATTGTTGAGTTCGTTACGAGTGCGCCGGGACATGCGTTGTAGCTCTTCAGGCGCGAGGCGGCGGTTTTCTATAGGAGTGTTCTTGTCAGGCGATATGGCGGGCGGCCCGCGAAGCGGGCTCTTCTTCTCTGAGCGAAGCGAGCAGCTCTGCTCTAAACGAGCTAGTAGACTAGCTGCATGGGCACCAGCGCCCACCTTTACGGGCACCGGCGCCCACCTTTTGTCGGATACGTGGGCGCCAGCGCCCACCTTTTCCGCCGCTACTTTTTGGAGGGCTCGTTCGTGCACTTCGCGGACAAGTTCCTCGTTCAGGCGGTACTCGCTGGCGCGTCCTCGGCCGCCGCCTTGAACAGTGCGGATGACAATTTCCTCCGCCCGCAACCGCTCTATGGCTCTTCTCACGTTTCGTACGTCAATGCCGGTGCGTGCCACAAGATACTCATAACTTGGCCACGCCCTGCCCCCTCGCTTTTCGTTTGAAAGCTGAATAAGAGCGAAGAGGACGACGATCTGGGAGCGCGTGAAGCTGGGGTCGTTCGCGACCGCAGCGTACAGGTCCAATTTCTCAAGGAGTGTCGACACAGCTACTCGCCTTTCTCTTTCTACGTGCGTACCCGACGGCGCCAGCCCCGCCCCGGGTATGTTCAAAGCGGAGACAGCGCTTGCCCCCCTCGCGCCATGCTCCGCGCCCCAGCGCCCCCGGAGGACTAGCCCCCTCGCGGGGGCGCTCTTCGTTCTGGGCACCTCAGTAACCCTTGTTACTTCGCTTCTACTAATCGGGGTATGTCGTAACCACAGCGAGGGCTGGGGGGCGTCATGACATCCGGGCGAAGCGACCTCATCGACATAGCGGCTGAGTGCCGACGCACGACCGAGCATCCGGACGGCTCACCCAAGTCATACCTTCTGTTTGATGGCGACCGCGAAGCGTGGGTGCCCGCGTCTCAGGTCGAAGACAATCAGGACGGCACGTTCGCCATGCCTGTGTGGTTGGCGAAGGACAAGGGCTTCGTCTGAGGGGGAGCGCGCACGCGTGTCGAAGAAGAGCAAGGCGGCCAAGAAGGAGAAGGCCGCCCAAGCGGCTGTGATTGAGTGGCTGGGAGCGCCGGTCGCGATTCCACCGCGCCTCTACAAACCAATTGAGGACCTGTGCCGCGACGCACTCCACTACAGCGACAACGCCGTGGGCATGCGCGAGACGATCCGCAAGTTGGCGTTTGCCATGCGCGCGGCGGTTAGCGACGCCAGTGGCGGAAGCGCCTCAATCGACGTGCTGGCGCTGGAGGCCCTATTGAATCGCACCGACCCGAATCAGCGCGAGCTTCCTTTTAACAGGACCGAGCGCCCACGCGATCCGGTCGAAGAGCTTTTTAAACAGCACCACCTCGACTCGGATCAATACGCGTCGGCGATGCTCCTCCGCGATGTCTGGAACGCGTGGGGGCGCCACCTCCTTGTTGTTGGCCACGGCTTCGACGGCGAAGGCGGCGGCGCCCGCACCCTGAAAGATCCGCTGACGTCTATGGGTCAAGCGCAGTGGGATATTTGGCGGAGCGTCTATACGCCGTGGTACGAGAATGCGAAAAAAGTAACAGTCGTGAGCAAGAGCCGGGGTACGATACGAGTGACTAGCCTAGTGCTGGCGATTGTTACCGAATCGACCTTCCCCGGGGCGCTCGACCAGATTTTGAAGTTGGAGCGTGGTACGTGCCTCCGCGTTCTGAAGGAGCAGCTAACCGAGTTGTCCAAACTGAAGGAAAGAGGAGCGTTACCCGATCATGTCTAAGAAAAAGACCGCGCTGATCGCGGTTGTGTCCGGCAAGTGGCAGCTGAGCTACCACGACAACGAGGAACAGGCCCAGAAGGCCGCCGCCAACAAGAAGAATCTGGAAGATGGTTGGACCATCGAGTCTCGCGAACACCTCGACGAGTTCAAGACGGTCGCCAGTCTCCAACCACTCTACGACTATCTGATGGGCAAAGCCTCACCGTTGCCCAAAGATGTCGGCAAGGCGCGTGATGTCCTTTGGGGCATCATCAGCAAGAACCTCGTCGCTGGCGAAGCTCCCACCGAAGAGCCCGCCGACGCTGAGGAGGAAGTACAGGCCGAGGAGGAACCCGTCGAGGAGGCGGACGAGCCCGAGGCCGAAGAGGAAGTCGAACCCGAGGCCGACGAAGAATCGGAGGCCGACGAACCCGAGGAGGAATCAGTGCAGACACAGGAAGTTACCACGACGGCTAAGACGCCGTTGAAGCGCGCGGCCAAGGCTCCGGCGAAAGCCGCCGCCAAGGCGCCCGCGAAGCCCGCCGCGAAGGCGGCGCCAAAGGCCCCGGCGGCGAAGCCCGCTGCGGCCGGAAAGACGCCCCTCCGTGGGCGCACCGCCGCTCCGGCGGCCAAGGCCGCCCCGGCGGCAAAGACCGCTCCCAAGGCGGCCCCGAAGGCCGCCACCAAGGCCGCCCCCAAGAAGGGCGCGGCGAAGGCGGACAGCGGCACGACTCGCGGCCTGAGCGATCCGTGGAAGAAAATCTTCAAGGCGATCAACAAGACCGGCGATGACGGCATGTCGGTGGCCGACATGAAGAAGGTGTGCGAGGCCAACGGCGTCGGCGCCTACTACCGCCGGTTCGAGACCGCCGGGCTGCTGGAGCGCAAGGGGCGCGGCACCTACGCGGTGACCGACTCCGGGCGCGAGGCCGCCGGGATCGAGTAGAACCGGTGCCACGACTTCGGCAATGTGGGGAGCGGGCCGTCATTGTACGGCCCGCTTCTTATGAGGAGGCCCGCGCGATGAAAGAGGTCGCGCGGGACCATCCTTACACCGCTCATTTCGCCCACCCCGCGTACTGCAATCGCCAGCGCTTCCAGCGCGGCGAGAACATTGTCGCTCAGGACGGCGTACAAATTCTTGGCTTCGCGTCGCTGCGCTTCAAGAAGCGCGTGCCGGAGACCGAAATCGACATCATTGGAGTTTTGTCGTCATGCCGGAGCCGGGGACTCGGTAAGGCGATGCTGGAGTACGTCAAACGCGTGTCGGAGTACCCCCGGGTAACGCTCAACGTTATGAAAGATAACGCCGGTGCCATCGCCTTCTACGAGCGGGAGGGGTTCAAGCCTCTAGGCGACGCGATGGACGGCCAAGCGATAAGGATGGTACTCGAATGGCAAAGATACAAAAAGTGAAGCGCGTGAAGGTCGGCCCCGAGGACTTCGCTTATGCGGAGCCCGGTGACCTCACCCCGGTCGAACAGCGCGGTAAGATCTGGCTGAAGCGTGACGACCTTTACCGCGCGGCTGGAGCCCCGGGCGGTAAGGTTCGCACATGCTGGGCGCTGGCTCAGGACGCCAAGGGGCTTGTCGCCGCCTCGCACCGGCACAGCCCGCAAATGCACATGGTGGCGCGCGTCGCTAATGTGCTCGGCATTCCGTGCCACATTCACACCGCCACCGGCGCCGAGACCAGTGAGATCGAGGACGCGAAGTCGTACGGCGCCAAGATCTTCCGTCACGCTCCCGGTTACAACGGGGTGCTCATTGCCCGGGCGCGGGCTGACGCCGCTTCACGCAAGGGCTGGCGCGAGATTCCGTTCGGCATGGAGAGCCAAGACGCGGTGGACCTTACCGCTGGGCAAGTCGGCAACATTCCGAAGGGCGCGAAGCGCCTTGTGATTGCGGTCGGCATCGGAATGTCGCTGTCCGGGGTGCTCTGGGGTCTGAAGAAGGCTAAGCGCAACCTTCCGGTGCTCGCGGTCGCGGTCGGCACCCCGAAGCCGGAGAAATTCATCGACAAGTGGGCGCCCGAGGACTGGCGCGAGACGACAACGCTCATTCGCGCCGAGGAAGACTACTCGACGCACGTGCATGCCGAAGTGGACGGCGTCCTCCTCGATCCGGTGTATGAAAGTAAGACCGTAAAATTTCTTAAGCCGGGCGATTTGTTGTGGGTCATTGGGATACGCGCAAGTGCCCTCAAAAAGTGAGAAGTGGAAAAGCGTACCGGGGTGGCCCAATTACGAGGTTTCGGACATTGGGCGCGTACGGAGAATCCCGGGTACGCGCAGCGACGGACAGCGTTGGGCCGGGGGTCTCCTTAAGAACCGACGTGACCCCGCGAGCGGTCGCCTAGGCGTCACGCTCAGTGATGGGAAGCGCACCAAAAATTTCCGCGTTCACGTTTTAGTGCTTCTCGCTTTTGTTGGTCCTCGGCCGTCGGGGCAACAGGGTCGCCATCTCGATGACGATCAGGACAACAATCGCCTAACGAACCTTGCGTGGGGAACAGATAAACAGAACAAAGCGGACATGCGCCGCAACGGTGGGTTTTCTGGGCGCAAAGCGTCTGGCTCGTATCGAGGTGAAAACAACGGGCGCGCTCGGTTATCAGAAAGACAGGCGCGGCTTGCGCGGACGCTTCTCGGTAGGAAGAAATCCGTTCGGTCCATCGCTGATCGTTTTGGGGTCAGCACCAACATTATCTACAAAATCAAATACGGTCTTACTTGGAATACGGAGGGTTGAGGCCATGGCCAAGGCGAAGGAAGAGGCCCCGGCGTGGGCCAAGGGCTACAGTATCGAAGCCCTGAAGGAGCACGCGGCGTTGTTCAAGGACGCGCACAAGGCGCACGTGTACGGCGCTTTCGGGCTCATCAAGGAGCGCGACCTTGCCGAGGCTATGTCGCGTGGCGAGTACTCCGCACAGATGTTCAAGCAACAGTACGAGGCGGCGGCGATCTGGCATGAGTTGAAGAGTGGAAGCACGCAGTACGACTTCACCGGGCGGGCGATTAAGCTCCCTCGCGGTGCGATTTATGTGAAGGCGTTCGCGTGCTGCGTACAGGGCGCTGGGGAAAAGCTCCTTGCCCGGCTTACTCAGAACTCGTTACGCTCCTCCTATGTAGAGGTCTTCGCGGAGGACAAGCGCGCGGTTGCTGTTGTCAAGAACCTCGGCATGCGTATTGCGTTCACGAAGGTCATGGCCGGTAGCGAGATCAAGATGGTTTACTGCCGCCATGTATCGCCGCCGCCATTCCTTCCCGCTGCCGAGTACGAGACGTTGCGGATATGCCGCCAGAAGTTTCTGTCTGTCGTGGAGCAGCGCGCCATCGCCGACGAGGTCGCGGGCTTCGGTCGCACGCTTTGGCAACAGCATTATTCTTCGTACAACAAGCGCGAAAGCTGGACCGCTTTCGCGTTGCGTGGTTACGTCAAGGAAGATCCCGGCTTCATTATCAAACCAGCCGAAATGTCCAAGGCGTGGAAGGATGAGCACCCCGCGCTTCTCAAGCAGCGGTGCGTAGACGTTAGCGTCCGCTCCGCTTTTCCCGCGACAAACCACGCACTTCGGCGAATTCCGGCCGAGTTCGAGCGCGTCCGCTTCATGCGGCTGGCGCCGAAGGATGGCGAGCTTTCCCGGCACGCCGACATTACGGATCGCTGGGCGGGTACGCGCGACGGCTACATCATGCGACTGCATATTCCTATTGTCACCAACCCCGCTGTGCGCTTCTCGGCGTGGAACGTGCTTGGTGATCGAATCGATCTGAACTTCCCGCCGCGAAGCCTGTGCTACCTCGATGTCCGTAAACCCCATACCGTTGTGAATGCGGGCGAGACCGAGCGAATCCACCTTGTGGTCGATGCTATCGCCAACCCAAATCTCCGGCGCTGGTTTGGCATGGACTGAGGGTATGACTGGGGTGCCAGCTAAAGGAGGGCACCCTAATGGCAACCAAGCGACGACGCTCGGCTACGGCGCTTCCTCTGGGTACGCGCCGTGTTTGTCGCAGCGGCTACATCCGAATCAAGGTAGGCGCTGACCACCACCTCGCCATGATTGGCAACGGGTGGGCTTACGAGCATATGGTCGTTATGGAGAAGAAGTTGGGGCGACGCTTGCGCCTCGGCGAGCTAGTTCATCATCGTGATGACAATAAGGGCAACAACAGTCCTCGAAATCTTATGCTGACTTCTCGGCCCGACCATACGCGGGCACACAACCCGCGCGCCGGAACCGCCTCGTTGTTTTGTGGTCGTGGGCATCGCAAGAGAGTTACCGCGTCGGGAAAGCGCGTGTGCCGGGTATGTGAGAATCGGAACGAACGCGCACGTTATAGGAGAAAACGCGATGGCCACTAAGAATAACCCCGGGGCTTGGGACTGTTACGCTAACGCGCACCCGGACGAACCGATGTTCATTCTTCTTGGTCGCGACAAGCACGCGCCGATACTTGTCCACCTCTGGTCCCTCCTCCGCGAACTGGACGGCGAGGACCCCGCGAAGATAGCCGAGGCGCACAAGTGTCTTCGCGACATGCTCGCGTGGCTCCGTGACCTCGGTAAGGCTCCGGCGCACAGGGGCGTGTTGATGCACGCGCTCGCGGTGGATACCATTCGGTTGGAGCGCATAGCGACGCGCATGTTTTCGAGCCACAGCACCGAAGAGGCCGACGTTACCGGCGCGCTGGAGATCATGCGCGCCTTCGACAACGCGCCGCCACGCGAAGTTATCAACGCCGCGCCGACTTCGGAGTATCACCGACTGGCGGGTATCGCCGCGATCATCGAGGCGGTCGACCAGCGGTGCCTAGCGGCGGACGGTTCAGTTACGCCGACTCGGTGTGAGATCACCGGCGACGAGCTGCGCCAAATCTACAAGCTCGCGAAGGGCGAATCGTGAAGACGATTATCGCCGGAGGTCGCGATGTTCGTCTTTCGGCGCGCGACTTCTTCCGCCTTAGTTGTCTTAAGCGCGAGCTTCCTATCACCGAGGTGGTGTGTGGCACGGCTCACGGCGTCGATACAGACGGCGAGAAGTGGGCGAAGCGCCGAGGTCTCCCCGTCAGGAAATTCTACCCGGACTGGAACAAGCACGGGCGTTCCGCCGGGCCGATCCGTAACACTGAGATGGCGGCATACGCCGAAGCGCTTGTCGCTTTCCCCGGTGGTGTGGGTACGAACCACATGGTCGAGGTCGCGACGCGCCTCGGCCTGAAAGTCATCGACTTCAGGAGATCAAGACAGTGAAGATACAACGCGATGTGTTTCTTGCCACGCTTCGGTTCTTGCGTCCGGCGTTGGCGGTCAACTCTCAGGTGGAGGGTTTGAACCAGATCTGGTTCAACGGCGAGCGCGCCACCGCCTTCAACGACATCATCGGCATCGAGGTGCCGGTACCCGACTGCGACTTCGCGGGCGGCGTCAACGGCGCGGCCCTCCTCGGCATGCTGGAGGCCAGCACCGCGAAGGAGGTCGAGGTCGGAGTTAGCACCAAGGACGGCGAGAGTCTTACGCTAAAGGCCCCGGGCCTCAAGGCAGAGCTTCCAATTGTCCCGGCTGATCGTGCTTTGTTCACTTTCCCCCAGACGGTTCCGACCGGCTTCGCCATCGACAACGACCTCTTCGACGCTTTCAAGCACGTCGGCATAGCGCTGTCGAGTGCCGGGGAGAACATGGGTGTGACGCTGGCGCCGGAGGACGATGTACTCGCGCTCTACGCCAGCGACGGTGCGACGATCGCGTGGGCGCGGGTGCAGAAGCCGAAGAAGGGCTACAAGGCAAAACGGATCGTGCTGTCGCCCGCTTTCTGCGAGCAACTCGCCGCGCTCAACGCGGGTGGCATGACCTTGTCGATCATCGAGCACAAGGGGTTGGATGACGACGACAGGTCGATGACGTACTCCGAAGCGATCGCCTGTGACAACCAGAGCGGCGCCCGGCTCTTCGGTCGACTGGTCGAGGCCAAAGAACTGGACTTCGCGTCGGTGATTGAAGCCAACGTCGGCAACGCCAAGAAGGCGGTGACCGTGCCGGAAAAGCTCACCGGCGCGCTGGCTCGCGCCGAGGTTCTGGTGAACGGGGTTCAGCGCAAACCGCTGGAGGTCGCGACGAAGGACGGGGTGCTTCGGCTTCACCTCAAGTCCGATCTGGGCGAACTCAGCGAAGCGATCAAGCTCGACGGTAAGCCCGCGAATGTCGACGGGCTCTTCAACACTGCGCACCTTCAGCGCGGCGTCGGCCGGGCCGAGCGCATGATCGTCGGCGCGGAGTGCTTCGCCTTCCTCGGCAAAGGCGATAGCGGTTATCTCGTCGCGGTCTGGGTCGGCGCCTGAAGCGAGCACGCGTTGCGTGGGGAACAGTACGTCATGGGTTTCTTTGCTGACGGTGATGTTCGTGTGGCGCCCCGGGGAAAATCCGGGGTGCCCTCCACGCGCCTCCTTCACGAGCTTGGGTGCCGGGCGTGCCCGCTGAACCACGCCAAGGCGCACCACCCGAAGATGGCGCCTGTCGGCGCGCATTCGCCGCTGATCTACATTCTCGGTGGTCAGCCCAGCGAGGAGGACGACCTTAAGGGCGCACCCTTCGCTGGCCCGGCCGGTCAATACCTCCGCGCCAAAATTCCCGGCTCCTATCGCGACAAGATCACATGGGACAATGTGACGCGGGACCGCTCGCCCGGCTTCGCGCCGGATCAGGTTGTTGTCGAGTGCTGTCGCCCCAACATCATTGCCAGCATCGAAGCGATGAAGCCCAAGGTGATCTTCGGCTTCGGCGACGCGGTGCTCCGCTGGGCCACCGGCAAATTCGGGATCGCCAACTGGCGTGGCCGAGTACTCCCGGTCAAGATTGGTTCGCACGAGTGCTGGTTCTTCCCGTTCGAGCACCCCGCCGACCTTCTCCGCATGCGGGCTACGCTCAACCGCAAATACACCGAGGACGAACGGATGTTCGACCTCGACCTCAAGCGCGCGTTCGCGATGATCCCAACGCTCCCGGCGGCGCATGTCCATACGCTTGAGGAGGCGATGACCGGCATCGAGTGCATTTACGACTGCACCGAGGAGGACGTTACCTACATTGAGGACTTCCTAGCGTGGGCCGGAGAGCAACCGACCGCTGGTTACGACTACGAAACCAACGGCCTCCGCCCTTATGCTGAGGGCACAAAGCTTCTGTCGGTCGCCATAAGCTCCGCCGGGAAGACGCTGTCCTTTCCGCTGGAGCACCCCGGCGCCAAATGGACCCCGGACCAACTGGAGCGCGTCTACCTCGCGCTTATTGTTTTCCTCCAGTCGCGCGCGGTGCGGAAGCGGGTGCACAACCTCGCGTTCGAGCTTGAGTGGACCGGGGTGAAGCTCGGGCGCGAACTCATACGCGCCGGGCGCTGGGACGACACCATGTCCCAAGCCTTCATCCTCGATCAGCGCGTCGGCGGCAAGGCGGGTAACCGCGACGACGACGATGGCGTCATGGAATGCTTCGGCCTCGGCTTCCTCACGCAGCTTTACTTCGGCGTCGACATCAAGACATGGACGCCGATCGACAAGGACAATATGGAGCGTGTGCCGCTCCGCACGTTGCTTCCCTACAACGGCATGGACGCCAAATACCACGACCTGCTCGGCGCCGCACAAGAGCGCGCCCTGAAGGCGGAGCGGTTGTGGAACGTCTACGAGAAGAACCACCTTCCGCGCGTCGCCACAACCGTGCTGACCCAGATGAAGGGCATCCCGGTCAACTTCGACGTCGCCAACGAGTTAGCGGCGAAGTACGACAGCGAGATCGAGCGGTTGGCGAAGGAGATCGCCGCCAGCGCGGCGGCCAAGGACTTCTTCCGGAAGACCGGTAAGCATTTCAACCCGGCGTCCAACCCGGACATGATTATTATGGTCCGTGACATTCTTCAGGAGGCGGTCGGGGAGAAAAAGCGGCGCGACAAAACCGGCAAGGAGCGCACGACGATCAGCGTCGACGAAAAGACGCTCACGAAGATCAACAACCACGTCATGCCGCTGACCCTCGACTGGCGCGGCAACAACAAGCTCAGGTCGACCTACTGCTTTACCCCGGACAACCCGGCGGTGTGGCCCGACCTCATGCTTCACCCGCTCTTCAATACGGTGCGGGCGCGCACCGCCCGGCTCACCTCCAGCGATCCCAACTTCCAGAACATTCCCAAGCGTGACGTTGAGGCCAAGCGCGTCCGCGAACAATTCGCCGCGTACCTTATGCGGAAGTTCCTCGCCGCCGACTATGGCCAAATCGAAGCGCGAGTCTTCGCCATGGCGTCGAAGGACAAGGTCTTCACCAAGATGTTGTGGGAGGACTATGACGTCCACGCGGAATGGGCGCGGCGACTCGCGTTAGCCTACCCCGGTGTTGTCGGCGGCCCGCACGGCTTGAACGACAAGGCGGAGATGAAGAAGCTTCGCGATGCGGTGAAGAGCGCGTGGGTTTTCGCACTCTTCTTCGGCGCCTCGCTGGCCACGTGCTCTAACTATCTCAGCATTCCAGAGCATGTACTGGAACCGGTCGAGCGCGAGTTCTGGAGGGTCTTTAGCGGCCTGAAGGACTGGCAAGAGCGCAACGGCGCCTTCTACAAGCAGCACGGGTACGTCCAAGGGCTCACGGGGCGCCGCCGGTGCGGCCCGCTCAGCATGAACCAGCAGATCAACACTCCTATTCAGCTAACGGCGGCTGAGATCGTTATGGACGGTATGTGCCGCATCTCCGAGTTGGATGACTGGGAGTTGCAGCCGGTATGGAACATCCACGATGACCTCGGCTTCCATTTCCTCGACAGTGAGATCGAGCAGCGCATGGAGGTTGTCGCGCGGGAAATGGTGAAGGTCACTTTCGACTTCGTGAACGTGCCGCTGGTGGCGGAGATCAGCGTGGGCGACACCATGTACGGGCTCACCGAGATCGGCAAGATCTCATCCAAGGACTTTGGCCACCGGCCGCCGCCGGGCCTCTAGGAGACAAGATAATGGCTGAGTACAAAGACTTCTTCAGCGAGGGCACCATCAAGCACGCTGAAGGCGGCGCGCTCCTCGAAAAGTTCGGTGCGCCTCCCTTCTCGGTGTTCGACGCGCGCTCCGGGTTCTGGCAAGCGCGCAAGGCGACGTGGCTCGCGCTCGGGATCAAGTCGGAGATCGGGCGCGGGGAGAACCTGTTGAAGATGTCCGACACGGTGCTCCAGCCCGACCCGAAGAAGCGCGCAAAGAAGGGTCCCAACAAGGCGATCCCCGGCGGTGGCGGGCTCGGAAAGAACAGCGCCTACAAGCTCAAGACCGACGCGGGCTACAAGAGCGTCAAGGAACTTCAGAACAGGCAAACCGCCAGCCTCAGCAACGGGTCGCTGACGTTCAAGACCACGATCCACCCCTATGACGGACAAGACGGCGGCACCGCGTCGGCCTCTGGCACTTCGATCTTCGACCCGGTGCTGTGCGACCTCTTCTACAACTGGTTCGTGCCCTATGGCGGGCACATACTCGATCCTTACGCGGGCGGCTCGGTGCGCGGTGTTGTCGCTGGGCGCCTCGGCTATCGCTACACCGGCTTCGACCTCCGGCCGGAGCAGGTCGAGGCCAATCGCGAGCAAGGCAAGGCGCTGTGCTCGCCCCGGAAGCTCCGGCGCGGCGAGGTGCCGCCACAGGTGCCGAAGTGGATCGAGGGCGACAGCCTCGGCCTCGACAAGCACATCAAGCCGGAAAGCGTGGACGCGGTCTTTTCATGCCCGCCCTACCTTTGGTTGGAGCGCTACAGCGACGATCCGCGCGATCTGAGCACCATGGACCTCGACGGTTTCATCGACGTCTACAGCCAGACGATCGCCAAGGCCGCCGAAGCCCTGAAGGACGACCGCTTCGCGTGCTTCGTCGTTGGAGAGGTTCGCGACAAGGACGGCTACTGCACCGCCTTCAGCGACATTACCAACACGTGCTTCGAAGCGGCCGGGCTCCGACTCTACAACCGAGCGGCGCTTATCACCGCCGTCGGATCGCTGTCTATTCGCGCGGCCCGCATTTTCAACGCGGCGTCGAAGCTGGGCAACGCGCACCAAGAGGTACTGATCTACGTCAAGGGCGACCCCAAGAAGGCCACCCGCGCAATCGAGGAAGCAGACAAGAAGCGAGACCATGACAGCCAGCGATAACCTCATTACCAAATACCGCCCGCAAGCTCTGGAAGAGATCATCGGGCAGGAGGCGTTGGTCGCGTCGCTTCGCGGCGTGATCGAGAAGCGGAGCGCGAGCGCCTTTCTGTTCATCGGCCCGAGCGGGTGCGGCAAGACCACGCTGGCGCGCATTGTCGCCGCCATGCTGGGGTGCACCGAGGTCAAGGAGGAGGACGCGGCGACCAACACCGGCATCGACGCGATGCGTCTCATTACCTCCGCACTCCAGTACAAGCCGATTGGTGGCGGCGCGAAAGGAATCTTGATCGACGAGGCCCACATGCTTAGCAAGGGCGCGTGGAACTCGCTGCTCAAGAATCTAGAGGAGCCGCCCGACTGGGCGTTCTGGTTCATTTGCACAACGGACGCCGACAAGGTGCCGAAGACGGTTCTGACGCGGTGCGTGCGGTACGAGGTAAAGCCGGTCAAGTGGGACGTGCTGGCGAACGACCTCCTCATTCCAATCGCCAACGCGGAACAGATGCAGGCGCCGGATCCGGTGGTGCATGTATGCGCCCGCATGGCCGAGGGCTCGCCCCGGCAGGCGCTCGCCAACCTCGCGCAATGCGCCGACATTCTCGACCCGACGGAAGCCTCGCGGCTCCTCAGCAAGACAGTCGACGATGAGAAGGCCGGAATCGACCTCGCTCGGGCGCTGATGAAGGGTCTGAACTGGACGGGTGCGATGCAAATGGTTGCCGCGCTTCAGGAGGCCGAGGAGAACCCGGAAGGTGTGCGCCGCGTGATATGCGCCTACGCTATGAAGGCGGCCACCGGCGCTAAGGACGCGGCGGCCGCGCAGAAGCCGCTCGCCCTTCTCCACGCCTTCTCGCAGCCCTTCGCTACCGCTGATGGGTACGCGCCGCTTGTCCTCGCTCTCGGCGGTTTGCTCGCGCGCCGGGGGGTATGATTAGGCTAGAGGAGAATTCAGCACATGCCCCCACTGACACGCAACCGACCAGCGCCGCCCGCGCGCCCCGCCGCCGAGACCCCGTACAACAGGTCGCAGCGACTGCTTTCTGAGTATCGAACAAAGGTGGAGTTCGATCTGAGTGCGCTTGACGATGCGTGGCTTGGACACTCCGGACTGGTTATCGATGTCGGTAATGAGTACTCGTTGGCCCAGTCCTACCGCGATGACGCCGAGGCGAACGCCAAGGCGGCCGAAGCCGAGGCTGACGCCAAGTGGCGCACCAAGCTGAAGGACGACAAGCCGACCGAGGCGGTTATTCGTAGCAAGATCGCCTTGGACAGCGAAGTACAGAGGCTACAGTCCGCGCACCGCGAGTGGAAGCTGCTCGCCAGCTTGTGGGGCAACCTTGTAAAAGGGTTCGACTCACGACAGTACGCGCTTCGGTCCACATCTTCGCTGTGGCAGTCGGGCTACTGGGCCGACAATTCCAGCAAGGCGGGGCGTCGCGAGGCTGAGGGGCGAATCGCCGCGCAGGTCCGCTCAGCGAGGAACGACGAGTAATGCACACACTGTATTGGGTTCTGGTGGCGCTTTTGTTTCTTTTCGTCGCCACGTACGCGTGCACGCATATCGCGGCGCGGGTATGGTTCAAGAAGAAGCGCGAGTTCGTAAACAACCTTCGCTTCCCCACCTAAACTAGAAGGAGCTTTCTTACATGCCACCGCTTCGTCCTCCCGCGCGTCCCGCCGCTTCGGCGGCGCGTCCCGCACCGGCCGCCCGCCCGGCGACCGCTCCCGCTCCACGCGCTGCCGTCCCGGCTGCGCGCCCGGCGGCTCCCGCTCGCGCACTGACTCCGCGCGCTCCGCTTCGTGGTTCCTCGCAGCCCTTCGAGTTCGAGTACGAGGAGATCGACAGCGAAACCGCGTCCAAGCATGCGAATGCTTCGACCGGCAACTACGACTCGTACATCGACCGGCAGTTTCAGATGTACAAGGTCCGCGACGGTCAGAACAGCCTTCGCATTCTTCCGTGCACGTTCGACTGGAAGGGTCTCGGCATCGATAATCACTGGGCCTTCCCGGTGAGCGTCCATTACGGGATCGGCCCGGACGAAGCGGCCTATCTTTGCCCGCACGAGATGAAGGGCGAGGATTGTTCGCTGTGCAACGAGCGTCGCACCCTCGCCGCCGATGACCCGGAAGCTGCCAAGGCCCTGAAGGCCAGCAAGCGGTGGCTGGTGTGGGTGCTTGATCGTCTCAACCCGACGGAAGGCCCGCGCATCTGGGCCATGCCGAGCACGGTTGAGAAGTCGCTTAATGTGCTCAGCAAGACCGCGAAGGGCATCGTGCAGCTTTCGCACCCGGTCAACGGCTACGACATCAGCTTCATCGCCGAGGGCAAGGCGGTGCAGCGGAAGTACAACGCGCTCCAGATCGACCGCGACCCCTCGCCGCTGTCGGACGACGCCGCCAAGGCTCAGGAGTGGTACAACTTCGTCAAGGCCAACCCGCTGTCGCAGGTCCTCCAGTGGTACGAGGACAGCTATGTCGCCGAGGTGCGGAGCGGTCAGGTCGAACGAGCCCCGGAGGGTGAAGAGCCCACCGCCGACGAAGCCCCGGCACGCACCACTCGGCGCAGCGTCCGCGCGGCGGCGGCCGAGCCCGAGCCCGAGCCCGAGGAAACGGTCGAGGAGGAAACGACCGACGAAGCGGGTGTCGAGCCGCCGACGCCGGAGGAGATCATGGCGATGGGCGAGGACGAGTTGTTCGCCCTCATCGACACATGGCAGATCGAGATCAACACCGAGGACTACAGCACGGTGGAAGACCTCGCGTCGGCTTTGTGCGATGTCTTTGCCTCGATGCACGAAGCCGAAGAAGCCGCCGACGCGGTCGACGAGCCCGCCGAGGAGGAGCCCGAGCCCGAGCCCGAGCCCGCCCCGGCGCCGCGCAGGCTCGGTATCAAGGCGGCACCGGCGGCCAAGGCTCCGGCCGCCCGCCCGGCGGCGAAGCCCGCCGCTGCCCCCGCGCGAACGGCTCCAGCGAAGCCCACCGCTCCTGCCGCCGGGATGTCCCCGGCGGATCGGGCGAAGGCCCGCTTGGCTGGCATGCGGAAGTAGCGCGGCATGCCCCGGCTCAACGCCAAGAAGGAGCCGAAGCAGGAAAAGGCGGGTGCCTATTTCAAGGCACCCGCTTCTTCTTCATCGCTCCAGCGCTTTTCATCCGGGTGTGCGTTGCTCGACAACGTGCTCGGCGGCGGCTGGGTGCTCGGCCGCATGGAGAACATAATCGGCGACAAGAGCACGTCGAAGACCGGGCTTGCTGTAGAAGCCATGGCTAACTTTGCGCGCGCGTATCCGAAGGGTTGGATCAAGTACCGCGAAGCCGAAGCGGCGTTCGATGTCGACTACGCGGTGAACAAGCTCGGCTTGCCGCGCGCGCGGGTCGGGTTCTGGGCGGATGACTACGACCCGGAGCGGCACTTCGATACTATCGAGGACATGTACGAGGATGTGCAAAAGGTTCTCGACAAGGCGAAGCCGGGACAGCCCGGGCTCTACATAGTCGATAGCCTCGACGCGCTGACGGATCGCGAGGAGCAGAAGCGCAAGATCGATCAAGGCTCCTATGGCGGTAACAAGGCGAAGAAGCTCGGTGAGTTCTTCCGGCGATTGGTGCGCCCGTTGGAGGAGAAACAGGTGTGCCTGATGATTATTTCTCAGGTGCGCGCGAACATCGGCGCCATGTTCGGTGAGAAGTACACGCGTACCGGCGGCAAGGCGATGGACTTCTACGCCACGCACTGCCTCTGGCTGGCGCACCTCAAGACTCTCAAGAAGACCCGCAACAAGGTCGACCGCGCCGTCGGAATCCACATCAAGGCGAAGTGCAAGAAGAACAAGGCCGGGCGACCGTTCCGCGAGGCCGAGTTTGACTACATGTTCGACTACGGAATCGACGACCTCGGCGCCTCGCTGGCATGGCTCCACCAGATCGGGCGGCTTAAAGAAACGCTCGGCGTCAGCACCCCTGACGAGCTTTTGAAGCAGCTAGGCGACGTCAGCGATGACGACTATCGGGGCATGGTCAGCGACGTCAGCGGCGCGGTCAAAGCGCTCTGGGAGGAGATCGAACGCGACTTCGATCCCCAGCGGAAAAAGTACGCCTAGCCATGGCGAAGGGGAAGGGGAAGGGTGCCCAGTTTGAACGGGAGGTGTCGCGGCGCCTCTCGCTCTGGCTTACATGCGGGGAGCGGGACGATCTGTTCTGGCGATCCGCCATGTCTGGAGGCCGCGCCACCGTTCAATTCAAGAAGGGGATCACCAACCGGGCACAGGCGGGCGATCTGTGCGCTATCGACTCGGCGGGCGAAGCGCTCCTGCAACACGTGGTCGTCGAGTGTAAATTCCACGCGGATCTAGTCATTGTGAACAGCTTCTTGGGCGACGGGCATTTGCGCCGCCTCTGGGACAAGCATGTCGACGAGGCCAAACGCACGGATCGTGAGCCCTTCATGGTGGCAAAGGAGAACCGCACTCCGGCGCTCCTCATTACCACGCCAAAGGCGGTGCGGCTGCTCGGCATCACGGACGCGCCGCCGATCACGCTCGACTGGTTGCGCCCCAGCCTCGCCCGCGCCGCTGTGTTCGAGTTCGACAAGATCGTTCCCCGCGAAAAGGAGTGGGAAGATGCAGCAGTCGCCGACGACTAGACAGTATGTGCGCTGGATACCTGTGCGCGGTGCGAACGCGGTGCTTGGCTTTCTACGCGTGGTGGAGCGCGCGCTCGACTCGGACTTCTTGGCTGTCTACAATTCCGGGCGTAACCGCGAACCCGTAACGCTTGACCTCTACAAGACCACGTTTCTTCTTGGCCGCTTTGACCGGGGCGACAACACCTTTGAGGTGGCCGTGGACTCGCACAGCTACGGCGTGGAGTTCTGGCGGTCGGTGCACGGCTTCGTAGAGGTTGTACGCGAATGACCATGTTGGCCGTCAGCGACATTCACATGTCGGTCAATCCCCGCGACTGGTATCGTTGGGGCCTCTTTGACTGGTTGGAGGAGGAGGTCGCCAAGCGGAAGGTCGAGTGCCTTCTGCTTAACGGTGACCTGACCGAGGTCAAGGACCGGCACCCGGCCGCGCTGGTCGACCGCATGGCGACGTCGCTGGCGCGGCTCGGACAGCTTTGTATGGTGATTATCAACAAGGGCAATCACGACTACCTCGACCCGGCGGTGCCCTTCTTCGGTTTCGCGGACCTCATTCTCGGCGTGACATTCGTGCGCGAGCCGACCGAGTTGGAGCTACCGATTGTGGGCGCGCACGATCGGTGCCTGTTTCTTCCCAGCAGCACCGCCCCGGAGGAGGAGTGGAAAGAGCTGCGACCGGCGTTGCGTGACTATGCCTTCATATTTTGTCACCAGACATTCAAGGGGTGCATACTTGACAACGGAACCAAGTCGCCCAACGGAGTCGGCACCGATTTCTTCAAGGGCTACCGGGGCCGTGTCTACAGCGGCGACATTCACGTGCCGCAGGATGTTGGCACAGTCCGCTACATTGGCGCTCCCTATCGGATTGACTTTGGGGACAGCTACACGCCTAGGGCGCTACTTATCGGGGACAAGGATGTGTCGCTTCGTTACCCGTGCCCAAACAAGCACTTGCTGGAGGCGACTTACCCCGAGCCGGTGAGCACGCTTGTCGGCCGCGAGAAGATCGCCAAGGGCGATCAGGTGAAGGTGCGGGTCAACATGCGCCGGGCCGACTACCCGCTCTGGCCGAAGCTTCGGAAGGCGATTCAAACGTTGGCCGCGCAGGAGGGCTGGGAGCTTTACGGGCCGGAGTTGCGGGCGTTGCCCGAGGACGGCTCGTCCGACGCTCCTGCCCCCCCAAAACGGGCGTCGCCGGAGGAGTTGGTGCGAGCTTTCGGGGAGGCTTCCGGGGCCGACGCGGACCTCGTTGCCGTTGGACTTGAGATCGCAAAGGCCGCCCAGCTATGACCGCCGCTCTCCGCTTCCATTCGCTCAAACTGAGAAACTACAAAGCGTATCGCGGCGACCACACGGTGAGCCTCGACCGCGCGCCGGGGGTTTACCTCCTTCGCGGCGACAACAAGCTGAACCCGTCGCTCGACTCCAATGGTGCGGGAAAGTCGAGCCTCGCGGACGCTATCACGTGGTGCTTTTACGGAAAGACGCTGCGCGACGAGAAGCCCGGCGCCAGCGTAGAACCGTGGACCGGTGAGAAGCCGGTCGCGGTCTCGGTTACTTTCAGCGTTCATGGCAAAAAGTATTCGGTTACTCGCGGACGCAAACCCAACAGCCTCCACATCGACTTGCGCGAGGCGACGCAGGAACAGGTCGACAAGTTGGTCGGGCTGAGCTACACCGCCTTCCTGTGCACGGTGATCCTTCCGCAATTCGGCGAGCGCTTCCTTGACCTCAGCGCCGAGCAACAGGCGCGGTTGTTCTCGGAAACGCTCGACCTCGACCTGTGGCTCCGCGCCGCCGACACCGCCGGGAAGCTGGCGCGCGACGCCGATAAGGAAGCGGACGACGCGCGGCTGCAGGTTGCCACGCAAGAGGGCGCGTTGGCCGAGCTTGTCGATCAACAGGCGCGTGAGGAAAAGCGCGCGGCTGATTTCGATGCGGAGGCGGCGCAGCGCGACGTCATCCTTCGAGTGGACATCGCCGCCGCGTACGAAGAGCTTTACTGTGCGGAGGAGGCGTTGAAGACTGCCGGGCTCGGGGTCCCGACCGAAGCTGAGTTACGGGCCGGAGAGGATACCATCGCGCACCTTGAGGCGGACATCGAACGCCTCGCCACCGAGCATGCGGACTACCTTCGGATGTTTGACTCCATTGAGTCCGAAATGGACCGCTTGGAGGCGGAGATTGCCAAACTGAAGGAGCGGCCCGAGCAGTGCCCGACGTGTGGGCACAAGGTAAAGCCGGGGCATTTCGACAAGGAGATCGCCAAGCTGGAGACGGAGCACTTCAACACCAACGAGGAGCGCGACGTTACCAAAGCGACGATCAAGGACATGGACGACGATCTGGAACGCATGCGCCAACAAGTGCGTGACAAGCGCACGTCGGTACAGATGGGGCGCGACAAGGTACGTGATGCCGCCCGCGATCTTGCGAAGAAGGAAAAAGATGTAGCGGACTGGAAGGCGACCATAACCGCGTTCGAGCGGTGCGTGGGCAAGGCGGAGGTAAACCCTTTCCGTGCCAGCATGGCCGAGGTCAGCGGGCGCATAGAAGTAACCCTAGCCGAGCTTGAAACCAGCGACGCCGCGCGCGCCGAGGCTGAGTACTCCGCCCAATGCTACAAGTTCTGGGCCGAGGGCTACCGTACCATTCGCCTCAACCAGATCGACGACCTCCTCCGGAGCTTGGAGGAGGCGGTGAACAATAACGCCGCCGAGCTTGGCCTGTCCGGCTGGCGCATGGAGTTTGCGACCGAGAAGGAGACCAGCACCGGCAAGGTATCGCGTTCCTTCCAGACCTTGCTGTACCCGCCGGGGCACACCAAGCCGGTGCGTTGGGAAAGTTTCTGTGGCGTAGAGGTACAGATCTGGCAGTTGGCGGTACGCTTCGCGCTGGCGGAGCTTTTGCTTGCACACGCTGGTGTCGAGCCCAACATCGAAATTCTGGACGAGCCTACACAGCATTTGTCGCCCGGGGTTATTGACGCGCTGTTGTCTTCACTGCACCAACGCGCACAGAGACTCGGCCGACAGGTGTGGCTTGTAGAACATCACATTTTTGATACCGGGCAGTTTGCGGGTATGATTACTGTAACGCATGATTCTTCGGGGTCGCACGTTACAGGAGGAGACAACACGTGACCGAGCAGACCGTAAACGCGTTGGTGAAGGAGGCGCGAAACGCCATAGTCACACTCACGAATGGCGAGTGGCGACTGCCGCTGGATGTTCCGGGCTTGCTCGACCGCCTTTGCGCCGCTCTCGCGTTGCCAGCGTCGGGCGCCACATGGTGTTTCGACATGAGTAAGGCACCGTTCGACGCTTCCATAGACATCTGGACGAAGGTTGGGGTGCGCCTCGCTGACTGCACGTTCGACCGTCGCAGCAAGTGCTGGAACTGGAAAGGCGAAGCCGTCCCGCAAGATCAGGCTATCGCATGGACGGTTGTGCCCCTCCCACCCGCAGCCCATCCCACGCCTCCGGCCGAGGCGGGAGAGACGAAGCCGGGGGAGTTATTGCCGATGCCGGATGTGACGGCGCTGCGCCGGGAGGCAGAGGAAACAGCGAAGGGGTTCGACAAGTTTCCCCAGTACGGCTCGGTGGCCAAGCTGCTGCGTAGCCTTGCTAAGGCGCTTCCGAACAACCCTGACGTGGCGCTCCCCTCGACGGGGCGGACGGAACAGGAGGATGAGTGGCCCGATGTCGACCCTAACGATCCCAAAGATTACGGAGATGGCTATGGTGGCTGAGATTTGCGCCGCCCCGTCGCCAGAGGGAGAGCGGTGATGTTTAGCCTTTGCATCCACCGATGGCGCTATCGCGACGGTGACGGGACCGTAGGGTGCGAGAACACGGTCAGAGAGTGTGCGAAGTGTCACAAAGTCCAACACTGGGGACAGCCTTACTACTGGTCAATGAACGCCGACAAAGGCTCCGGTATTGGCTTCGGCCTCGCGGCCAAGGAGCGGACACCATGACCTCGAAACCCCACGCAAAGGCGAACGCCGTGAAGCCGCAGGTGCACACGCTCCGGGTGCAACTCACTGACCGCTCTGGGCGACTCACGACCGCACAGGTGCAGAGTTACATCTACGACGCGCTGGAGCATCTAAGCATTATCGACCAGGACCCCATCGAGCATGCGTGGGAAAAGCGCAACCCGCTGTTTGCGCATTTCTGGGTGATTCCCATCAACCGCAAGGCCAAGCCATGAGCACGGACACCACCGACGAACTGGCCGCGCGGCTGTATGAGTTGGCCGAAGACGAGCGAGACGAGAAGTGCGTCAACGGCCATGACGCCTGTGACCAGATGGTTGACCGAAGCCAGTGTCCATACTGCGAACCGAGCATTAGCAAACTCGGCCAACTCGCCCTTGACGCCGCCGCCCGTATCGACGCCCTCGATGCCGAGGTGGCGCGGCTGCGTAGCGAGCTAGGGAAGGCGCGGTAATGCCAAGGATCAACAAAGCCTACATGGACCGGGCGGTCACCCAAGGTGGCTGTCCACACATGCGTGCTGGCGTATGCTCGGCGTGCCGCACTTACTATGAGCGCGTTGTACGAGCCTATCTGTTCGAGATGCACTCGGCGCTTGGGCGCCAGAATGGTCAGAAGATGCGCGACGAGGGGCGCATGCCCAGCGGTATACGATTTGCCAAAGGCGACGAGCGCACCAAGGTGATCGGGAGTCGGGGAGCCTACGCGCTCAATGCTCTGCGTACCCCGGCCGAAGCGTACGAGCATAGCCGAAAAGGTGGACTCACCACTGCCGCGCGACGCCGCGCGCGACTCGCGGCACAGGCGTCCGAATGAAGAAGCGGCGCGAGCGCCCGGCCGGGCTTCTCCTCGACGTTCCGGATTCGCGCCCTTCGCCAGTGCTGGGCGCCGCTCGCGCTATCCTCAGCAAGGCTGTGGCACGCCTTCCACAGGCTCAGGGGGTGGTGATTCGCGCCCGCTATGGGATAGGCGCCGACGGCCGCTGGGGCGCACCCACACGCACCTTCGCGTCGCTAGGCCGCGAGTACGGGGTGAGCGCTCAGAACATTGCCTATATGGAAGAAGCGGCGATCAAACGTCTCCGGCGCATGTCGATAATGCGACGGTTGCGACCTTTGCTGTCTTGTTACTGAAGCGTACGCACTCAGAACAACGCTATTGCGAAGTCGAAGTTTTTTCGTAGGGTGGGTTCCCAAGCACCCCTGTCTTCGCAAAAAGCGAATTTGCCCCCGCTGTACTCGCACGCGGGGGTATGTCGTCTCTGCCGGTCATTGGCATGAAGCAAGCGCCGCGAGGTTCTAGATCTTCGCGGAGGTGCGGCTGCCAGCGCCCCGCTTGGCCCGAGGGCGAATCCTTCTTCGGCGTTACGACTTCCAGATGGGGTCCACGCGTCGGGGTGAATATCGGGCAGGGAGACAAGGAAAGCGGCGTTCGTGTCGCTCCGGCATTCGACGCGTCGAAACGGTAGCGGGAGCAGGGTGCATCCTCTCCCGCTACTTTCGTTTCCGCTACATGGAATTCCCCGCCACGCTCGGCTGGGTTACGGGACCGCGCGGCCCGGATAGCTCCGCGCGCATATGCTCTCAGGGGAAAACAGATGAGCAAAGTTACCGGCGTCGTTAAGTGGTTCAACGCGGACAAGGGTTACGGCTTCATTAAGCGCGACAACGGCGACACCGACGTTTTCGTGCACATCAGCGCTGTCCGTCAGTCGCGACTGGACAACCTGAATGAAGGCGACAAGGTCGGCTTCATCGTCGACAACAACCCGCGTACCGGTAAGCCGTGCGCGACGCAGCTCGAACTCGTGGCGTAGGCGCGCCAGCAATGGCAATGCCTCGTCCGAATTGGGACAACCAGCCCACAGCCTCCCTCCAGCAAAAGGAGAGGCTGTGGGTGTCGGTGTATGAGCGCCAGCCCGCGAGCGGCGCCCGCGTCGAGATCGTCCGCGTTGGTCAGGAGAAGCGCGTGACCCCCGGGGAGAATGGAGCCCCCGACAAGGAAGAATTCGTACAGGTGACCCTCATCGAGACGGTGCTGTGGTGCTCGGCCTACAAGCGCGACCAGCAAGTGAAGAAATGGCGTTACGCGCTGTCGGTTGTACCGCCCAAGGCGCACTACAGCGGGCCGATCCTCAATCCTCGGCCCGCAGCGGTAGCGCGCCCGAGCGTCTTTCATCGGGTATGTCTGCGCTGCGCGGCGGAGTTCTTCACCAGCGAGCCCCACATTCGTACATGTGACTCGTGCCGAAGCTACGCCAACGCGCGCGAGGCTGGAGCGGTAGGAGGCTGAGAATGTCGGTGCTGGGGCGGAAACCGGACCTAATTGTGATCGACGACAACATCATAGTCGACGATCCCAACGGGTACGTGTTCGTGAATACGGACTTCGGCGACACCGAGGCCCGGACCATGGCGGTCATGACCGCGCCCCGCTTCGGCATGTCGGAGATTGCCAGTCGCTACTACCCGATCGTGGTAGGGGACAGGACGGTCGGCGGCACAATTTGCGGCCCGTGGCATGAAGACCACATCCTCAAGGACATCGTGTCCATGGGATACATCGACATCCCCGAAGCCAACAACCGGCACGAGCGCCGCAAGGCCCGCGCGCTGAAGTACCGGCGCAAGAAGCCGGGGAAGCGGAGGCACTGACATGCCGACAGTCGGCGGTGGCTACAATAAGACGAGGGCCGAGGCCGAGCGCGCCAAGCGCCAGCGCCGGGAAGCCCGCAAGCAGGCACGACGCGACAAGATGTTCGCGGACTGCCGGAGGGCGAAGGGATGGACCGCATAACGTTGGCCGAGCTATTCCGGCACGACTATCTTTCTCCGGCACTCGACTGGTTACAGAAATCGGAGTTTTGGGCGGGAGACGAGGTGGTTGTGCGCCGCAGCGTCTATGTATGTGTTCAGGCGGGCGGATTTACCGACGCGATCTTCGTAAAGGAATGTGACAAGGCTGTTCCGATGTCCCACGACATTTCCAGCGCCGACCCGAGCACAGCGAAGTGCCCGCATTGTGGTCTATCTCACGACACCACATGCCCGAGGATTCGCGCCATCGAGTACTACCCCGACGGCACCACCAAGCGGGTCGAATTCCACGGCGCGGCACCAATAGCGGCGCCCAGCCCGGGAGACATGACGGTCACATGCGGCTTTGCTGGCTACAGCCCCGATGGTCTTCAGACCTATGTCGGCGGCTACATGCCCGACGCGGAGGAATTCAAGCGCCGCCACGGCCAAAGGCCCCAAGTACGGACTTCGTTAGTACGCTTACCCAGCAGACAGAAGATAGAAGCCAGACAGGAGACAGCAGATATGTTCACCCTCAAGGTATTACGGGACCACCCCATGGGCGGCCAGACCAAGATCGTCGAAGCCGAGAGTTTCACGATCAACAAGTGCTATGGCGGAGCCATTGTCGAGATCACCGCGCACCGCCCCCTCGGGCAGGAAGATATCCGGTTCGACATTGGCCAGCTTGTCAGCATTCCCAGCGACTCGCTTGGCGCCCACAACGAATTGTGGGACCGCGCGATCATCGAGAACAGCGCCGGGAAGACCAGCGAGATCTTCCACCCCCTGCCGCGCCATCCCGAGCGCAGCCGGTATGAGGAAGAGGTGTCGGTGCACGTCCACAAAGGACCGCCTGAGATCATGGATCCGCGCGGCCGGGGCAGCGCCAACTAGACAACGAATCAGCACCGCAATGCTGGCAGAAGTACCCGGGTAGAGGGTATGGGACTCCCTCTCGCGCACATGTGGTCTCCCCCGCAACGTGCTGTCCTCTATCCGGGTACGCTTTCTCGGTACGTCAATAGCTTAGAGAGCAGAAATTATGCCCCCACTCCCCGCAACTGTACCGGCGCAGCAGAACGGCAAACGGCCGGTGGGCCGACCCAAGCATACGGGGCCGGTCGGATACACGAATCGACTCAGCCGTGGTATCAGCAACGAGATCATTCGGTCTGGTAACCACCCCGTCGCGGTCATGCTCGACAACATGACCTTTTGGCACGAGCGCGCCGACGAGATACGCGCTGTTGTTGAGGACATGCTGAAGCGCCCGCGCAGCCTCAAGGAGCGCGACCGGCTTGTAGCCTTGCTGGAGCTTTACGGCCCGGCCCGGCACAACGCGCAGCGCTGCGCAAAGGATCTTGCGCCCTACATTCACCCGCGCCTCGCCAATGTCGAGGTTGTCCAAGACGCCGACAACGGCCCGCTGGGCGACCTCCCCGACGATGTACTCTCGGAGATCGCGGTGATGGGTCTGGCGCTGAAGGAGCGGCGCAAGGCGATGGCGGTCAAGGCCCGCGAAGGTGTCGACGAGGAATAGGGGCGCTAATGGTCACTCCCCGACAACAGGACAACATCGGCATCAACGGTGCCGCGCGCGTTGTCTTCAGCACCGACGCCGATGAAATGTCGGCCTTCGATGCGCTACCGCAGCCAATCCGCGCGGTGCTGTCATCCTCGCCGATCAAGTTGTCGGCGGTGGAAGCGATGACGGCGCTGCGCCAGACCGGGATGATCGCTACGCTCCGCCTGATACAGGAGAGCGTGTGCGTCATTGTCGCCGAGCTTCAGGCGCAAGAGGCGCGCGAGCTACAACAGATGCAGTGGCGCATGCTGGCCCGGAGCCGGGGCAGGAGGGCGGCGTGATCTTTCAACATTTTGTCGCGCGCTGGGGCGCTGACGTTGGAGAAAAGGTGCGCGCGGCTGCGACCCGTATCCATACCGGGCGGGGCAACCCGCTGGATATGGAAGAGCGCCTAGCGGCTGCTTTGGGAGAACAGTGCCTACCGTTGTGCTACCGCCTTTCAGTCGAGCAAGCGAGCCCGGCTACGCACCACCCGCTGATCGAGAAGCTTTAGCACAACAAGTACGGGTGCCTCACGGGGGCGTGGGGAGGCACGGCCGCCAGCACATAGACGGGCCGCTTACTCGTAGGCAGCGATGTGCTGGAGCACGGTACGGAGGGACGGCCCCCATTCTTTGTTCTTAGAGGTGATGCATGCCGCGCCTACATCTAGCGCAGGCGACGGCGCCCAAGAAGTTGTCGCAGGAAGAACTGGAGCGCTCGGCTCTCGCCGCGCAGGAGCTTCTGCGGCGCCGGGCGGCCCGCCAGCGCACCATCGACTTCGTGCAGTACGTAAAGCCGAAGTATCGCCCCGGCGCTCCGCACTATCAGATCGCGGACGCGCTCGACGAGGTACTCAGGGGCGAGAACGACCGGCTTATGATATTCGCCGCCCCGCGTCATGGTAAGAGCGAGCTTGGTACGCGAACCTTCCCGGCGCTGTACCTCGGCACCTATCCTGACCGCGAGGTCATGACCGCCAGCTTCGACAGCCCGCTGGCGGAAGAATTCGGCCGCGATGTCCGCAACATTGTAGCCAGCAACCGTTATCACGTGCTTTTTCCGCGCGTGAGCCTTGCGGCCGATAGTCAAGCCAAGGGGCGGTGGAAGACCAACGAGGAAGGTGGTTTCCTTTCGGCTGGCATTGGCGACAGCGCGGGCGGCGGCTCGGGCATGACCGGTCGCGGCGCCCACCTCTTGTGTATTGACGATCCCTTCAAGGACCGCAGCAGTGCCGAGAGCGAAGCGCGCCGCAAACACGTCAAGGACTGGTATACGAGCACCGCGTATACCCGCCTCGCGCCGGGCGGCGCTATTGTCATTATCAACACGCGGTGGCACCAAGACGACTTGTGTGGTTGGCTTTTAGAGGAAGCCAAGAAGGGCGGCGACCAGTGGAAGGTGGTCAGCCTTAGCTGCGCGGACGAGGAGACAGGTCAGCCGATCAGCGTATGGCCCGAGCGCTACCCGGTACAAGCCTTGCGCCGTATCATGATGGCGATGGGTGGCCCGGACTCGCGCGACTGGGTCTCGCTGTATGGACAGCGCCCTTCCAACAAGAAGGGCACGATGTTCAAGGTGCCGATGATTATGGTACTCCCGGCCGCTCCGGCGGACGGCGACACCGTGCGCGCGTGGGACCTTGCGGCAACCGAAGACCTCGGCACCAACGACCCGTCATGGACGGTCGGCGTGCGGATGACCAAGCTCCGCAACAACCGCTATGTAATCGAGGACGTTGTGCGCTTTCGCGGCGGGCCTGAGGAGGTCGAAGCCTCGATCATCCGCACCGCCCAGCAGGATGGGTATGACGTCCGTATCGGACTCCCGCAGGACCCCGGTCAGGCGGGCAAGAGCCAAGCCCAGAACTTCGTGGCCAAGCTTGCTGGCTACAAGGTCGAGGCGACGCCGGAGAGCGGCGACAAGCTGACGCGCGCCAGCCCCTACGCGGCGCAGGTGAATGTCGGCAACGTAGCCCTTGTAGAGGGTTCTTGGAACAAGGCGTACCTTGAGGAGCTAGCGGGCGTGCCTTCGATCAAGCACATGGACCAGATGGACGCCTCCTCGCGGGCCTTCTCCATGCTGGTGGGCAACAGCACGCTGGCGATCTGGGAAAAGCTAGGGGAGATGGCATGACTTCGATCAATACACCGTGCCCGGTTGAGCCTTTCGGTCTGTGCTCCTCGCCGGAGTGCATTGCTGGCGGGTGCCACAAGTGGTCCGCGTCCAACCCGGTTCAGCGAACGCGGGCGAGCCCCTCGCTTTGGTACAAGGCGTACATTGTGGCGCTCAGGAAGGTGCAGAGCTTCTTCGGCATTCGGCCGCCATGGGCGCAGCACAACCCGGACTACCTCGAACGGCTCCACGGGCGCCGGGGGTTCTGGTGCGGGGTGCTCACGTCGGCCGCACTCTGCGCCGCGTATTGGGTGCTCCGGTGAGGGCGGCGGTTCTTGCGGTGCTCGCGGTTTGGGTGTTGTTTTCTCTGACGGCATTCGGCGTTGTGGTCGCTCGGGCGATCTTCGGTTGATGGGGCTGACGATGACAACGGCAGTTATTGTATGCGTGGCGGTTGGCGCGCTCATTGTTGTCGTAGCTTTCGTGCACCACTAATGCCCCGCGTCCTCCGACATGTGCCCCAGCGCGGCAAGAACGACTGTGGTGTAGCATGCGTCGCCATTCTCGCGGGCTGTTCCTACGACAAGGCGCTCGCGGCCTTCGGACCGATCAGCCTTGTTAAGAACGGCACCACGACGCGGCAAGTCGCTGCGGCGCTTCGGCGACTTGGGCTTGACGCCGAGGATCGGTTGCGCCCCATGCCGCGCGACTGGGGTCCGCTCTTCGCCGGGCGCACTCTTGTAAAGGTCGAGCTATACCCGACATCGACCCGGCGCTGGCACTGGTCCGTCATAGGGCTGTGCGACGGGCGCAGCGTTTTCTTCGATCCGCTGTACGCCGAGCCGCAAAGCGGCCTCATGGGACGCATTACCAGCTACCTAAAGGTCCGCTGATGCCCCGCGTACAATTCACCAGCCCGAGCAAGGACTACCATGTGCGCGCCGCTGTAGTGCGCCGGCTCCTCGATGAGGGCGTGTCGCGCGGCAGCATTCGGCACGAACTGACCCTCGATACCGCGAGCAGCGGCGGTCGGGTCGACATGGCGCTCCTCCTCGACCGGATCATCGGCATCGAGCTAAAGAGCGCGTCCGATACGTTGCATCGCCTACAGGAACAGATCCGCGCGATGCGGCTCGCCTTCGACGGGGTTTGGGCTGTAGCCGACATCTGGCATGAGAAGTCGTTTGACAAGGCGCACTTCGCGCACGCGCACCGCTTGCTCTTCGACCGCACGGTCGACGGTATGCTGTCCGAAGCTTACGGCTATCCGCTCCGCCAACTGGTGCCGAGCTTCGCCAGTACGTGGGGCTGGGGCGGCTCGCGCGAGACCTCGCTGTACCACATGGCGTCGCTCCTCTGGCGCACCGAGGCGTGCGCCATTGCTGAACAGCTATTCGGCCGGAAGTTCCGCACCCGGGAGGCCGCACTGGGCGAAATCCGCGAGGCAGGAAGCTTGAAGGCGCTCCGGCCGCTCCTGCTGGCCCAGCTTCGCAATCGCCCACCCTCGCGCTGGGAAACGGCGTTCTGGGCGCGCTTCGACAGCGCCCCGGGTATGGACGGAGCAGAGCCGGGGCTAGGGGAGCAAAAGCTGTGACGAAGATCGGGTATCGAACGAACATCACGATCGGCCAATTCGATTGGAATCGTCGTGACGGGGAAGCGCGCGATGTATTCCAAGAAACCAATCAGCGGTCTAAGCTGATCTTCCACGCGATCGCTGGCTATTACGCCAAGATGCACAACGACTGCGAGCCGGTGCATCAGACCATCTGGTTCTTGCTGGGCGAAATGATCAACGAGAACCGGTCGCTTCGCGACGTCAAGCAGGCGCTCGGGCTGATGACCCACTACTCGCGTATCGAGCTTCCCTACATGGGCGGGGTACTCCCGACCATGATCACGCTCATCAAGAAGGGCGAGCGGCGCAAGGCGCGCGACCTTCTCGCGAAGATGGGTGGTGGTCGGATTCTCGCCATGCAGGAGGCCAAGCGTCAGCGCACCGAGGAAATGGCGCGGGCCTTCGAATCGCTGGGCGCGTTCGAGGAGGCCCGGCTGCTGCGGGGCGACCAGCCGCCCCAGTCGAAGCCGACGGTGCACTGATGGAAACGGTCACGCAACGGCACAACCACGATTGCTTCTTGTGCTGTCTGGCGATGGCGCTGGAGCTACCGTACGAGGAGATCGTGCGGCGCCTTCCGGCCGACCGCGCCGCCCGCATGCAGCAAACCGGCGCCGACAGCGCCGACATGCGTGAGGTGCCGGAGCTACTCGGCTTCAAGCTCGGCTATTCCGCGTGCTGGCTCCTGATCGCGGGTCGCACGGTGGAGCAGCGCGACGCCAAGGTGCGGGCCTACAAGGCGACCCTCTGGGGGCGCCGCGCTATTGTTCAGGTTGAAAGCATCAACTACCCCGGCGACGCACATTTGGTATTCTGGGACGGGCACGAGTTGCACGACCCCACGACCAAGAAGGCGTATGTCTGGGAGGACGTCGTGCCGCAACATGTGTGGCTCGTCGATGAGCGGCCCGCGCGGGCCTAGAGGGGACGACCGATGGGGATCGGGGAAATCATTGCGTGGATCGCCTTCGCCTATCTGACGACGACGGCGATCTTTCTCGGAGCGCTGGCGCTGTACTGCCGCTACTCTGAGGACAAGCTGGATTGGAAGCTGGTGATCGTCGCGCTGGAATGGCCGCTGCTGATTACCATTCTCTGGGAGAAGGACTAGTGCCCGCGCTCTCGCGACGCTCCTTCCTCGGCGCCATGCTCGCCGCCAGCGCTGGCCCGGCCATTGTACGCGCCGCCTCGCTGATGCCGATACAGCCGGTGCTGGAAACCTTCACGCTGAGCGCTCAGTTGGTATCACCGCTCCCCGGCATGTCGGTGCTGGAAGCCTTGCGGCACCAGATGGACGAAGCGCTGGCGCGCGTAGGCGCCATGGTACAGGAGCCGGTCATCAATGTGCAGTCGGTCTATAACGCCAACAAGCGCGTTGTAGAACTCATGGTGCGGATGGAGCCCTACTTTCTTCCGCCCACCACTGGCATGACGGTCGAGCCCGGCGTCCTGAACAAGCTGGAACAGGACGCGGTCGACTACATAGAGCGCGAGGCGCTGCGTACATTTGAACGAGCTTGTGGGGCAGGTCGCGGGTTCGAATCCCGTCCGCTGGAAAAACCGGCGGTGGCGCAGCTAGGCAGCGCAGCCCAGTGGGGAGGTGCGGGTTCGACCCCCGCCACCGAGCGTAGCCGTGAGGCGGGACTGCCCGCTGTAGCACAATTGGTAGTGCGCCCCGACCCTTTGTCCTAAGAGACGCGACATGGCCACGAACACCCCGCGCACCAAAGAGGATATGGAGCGCGCCAAGAACCTGTACGAGAAGTTGATCGATCCGCTGACAGCATGTGCCCGGGCTCATGGCTACGCGCTCGCGACGCACGGCTCGCTGGCGCGGGACATCGACCTCATAGCGGTGCCTTGGCGAAGCTGGGCGTGCGCCCCGAAGGAGCTAGTGGTCGCCATACAGGCGACGATCAAGCGCGTTCATGGTATCGCGCTCCTCGCTGATGTGCTGGGCGCGGCCAATCCCGGCTACTTCTACGAGGGCTCACCGTTCCACGCGCACGGCCGGTTGTGCTGGGCCTTCCACCTTGGAGGCGGCCCCTACATTGATCTCTCGGTCATGCCGCCGACCGGAGAATACACCAAAGAGGAATACGCCGCGCTGTGCGGAAAGCGCACCCTCCCCATGCTGGAGGAGGAAGCGGCCCGAGAAGCCCACGGTGAAAGCCCGTTAAGCGCCCCAAACGAAGGGGCGGCCGAGGCGGAAGAATCGCAGCCGACCGGCGCGGGGCCTGAGAGCCCTTAGCAAAGGCGGTGGCGCACGACATGCCCGATTCGTGCCGCTGGAGACAGCGCGAGGGCTCGGGCTCCACATGTAGCAATGGAGCTACCGAATCATGATAAAAGCACGCATGTACTGTCAGGAAATTCTTGTCACGACGGGACAGGAAAAGGTCGAGCTTCGCGCGGTCTACAGCAACAACCCGGAGTCGCCCAACCACAAGTGGGCGGTGGCCTCGCCGCAAGGCTCGCTGATGCTGGTTATCGCCAACCCGGCGGCGCGCGGGCACTTCAAGCCGGGACAGGAGTACGAGATCACCATCGAAGAAGCTGTGCCCTTCCCGTCGGTGTAGCCATGGGGCAACTGAGTCGGAAGCTCAGGACCATAGGCAAGGGTGGAAGCTTCGGCGGTGGGCTCGGTCATTGGTGCCCGGCGTGCGACTCCATGCACGCCTTCAGCACCATCGAGCGGCAAACCAACGGCGCGTTCTGGACATGGAACGGCGACGTGCTGAAGCCGACCTTTTCGCCCAGCATGAATGTCAGCACCGAGCCGATCATCGAGAACGGTGTGATGCTGGTGCCCGCTTCGCGTTGCCACTACATTCTGACGGACGGGATTATCTCGTACCTGAACGATTGCACGCATCGCTGGCGCAACCTGTGTGTTGTGCTTCCAGACCTCCCCGATTGGCTCCGCGATCCGGAACCTGCCTGACGCGGGGGTATGACTTTTGTGGAGCGGCGCGAAACGAAGCGCCCGGCGCTTGGCCCCCAAGATGGCCCCCAGATTACCACCCCGGGGGTTACAAACTGGCCAGCGCTCCCGGCTCTCTTTCCGGGGCTCCCTTTCTATTCCGCCGAAAGGCGGTACGGACTGCGGGGTAGAGCAGTAGCAGCTCGTCTGGCTCATAACCAGAAGGTCGGTAGGTGCAAATCCTCCCCCCGCAACCATTCAAGGGGGTCCAGCGCGCGGACTGTCATGTACGGCAGCGCAAACCTCTTCCCGGCGGTGCGGCTGGACAACCGGCCCGGGACTGAAGGCAGCAGTTTGACTTCCGCGAAAGCCCTGCGGGGGAACTGCCAGAAAGACCGCGAGGCGTACATCTTCGCGGGTAGGCTTGACAGCCGGGAGAGTACCGGCACCGAATGGACGCTTGCCGCGCCCCGACGCGGCAGTGGGGTCGGGGTGGTTGCTCGGCTGAAAGTCAGGCCAGCGCGGCTATAGATGGGAACGCGCCGGGCGGCCTCAGCCATAACCCCGCGACAGCACCGCTCCGGAGTCAGCCCCGGAGCGGTGCTTGTCTCGGGAGAAGGGAACAGGGGCATGCCTCACCAGTACCAAAACGAGCATGGTTACGACGCGCCAAAGAAGGCGTGCCCGTGCTGCGGCCAAGCACTGACGAATTTCAACGGCGTGCGGCTCTTTGCCGAGGCCAACAGCGTGGTCATTGATGACACCGCTTACTATCTTTGCCCGAAGAGCTTTGACCTCTTCCAAACGCTCTGGGAAGCCAACGGGCGCGCCTTGGACCGTGACTCCTTGATGCGCGTGTTGTACGGAGCGTATGGCTCGGGGAACCGGCTGGGGCGCTCGGTCGACAGCGTGGTGAAGCGAGCGCGCCGAAAGCTTCGCGGCGCCCGCGTCGAAATCGAGACAGTCTACGGCCGAGGCTACGCGCTTCGCATACATGAGAGGACCGACGATGCTCGAAACCCTGACAGCCGAGGAAATGGTGCCGCGCGCGGTGATGCAGCCGCTGGTGGACAACCTGAGCCGCACGATTCACAACCGACGACTGGACCAGTCGGCGCTTGACGAGATCGAGCGCGTGATCGCGGACCACACCGTACGAATTCGCCTCGCGGGTTACCTCCGGTTCCCGACGTTGAAGGTGGTCTACTTCGAAGAGGTCGGCCACATTACGGTCGTGCGCGCCGATCTGGAGCCCGCCGGGGTGCACCGCATGGTACAGAATGTCATTCGGCAATTCGGCGCCCGGCTGACGGTGCCCGGCCTCATTCGCGCGGTCAGCCGCGCCTTCCCGCACTTCAACAAGGACGATACCGGGGAGAAGAGCGAGAAGGCCCAGAAGGTGATCGCGGAGGGCAAGGACCACGTGACGTGGGGTACGTCATCGGAGAAGCCCAACTAAGAAAGGCTCTTCGCTATGCCGCGCCTCCCCAAGGTTTACAATAAGCATCACCGCGACGCCCCGCCCGATGCGGTGAACATCATGCGCCCCAACACTTGGGGCAACCCGTACACGTTCATGGATAACGCGCCTCGTGGCACGGTGCGGGTCGCTTCGCGCGCGGAGGCCATACAACGCTTCGAGAAGTACCTGCGCGATTGCCCGGATCTCATCGCGGCGGTCAAAAGCGAGCTTCGCGGCAAAAGCTTGGTGTGCTGTTGCAAGCCGCTACCATGCCACGGTGATGTGCTTTTACGCATAGCCAACGAGGGTTGACATGACGCACGACTACTGGCGCAAGCGCTACCCGCCGCCGAAGACATGGTGTGACCACGTCTACACCGCGCTCGCGGTGCTCGTCCTCGCCGGGCTGGTAGCGTTGGAACTTTGGTTCTTCAACGGATACCACTGATGCCGCGCCTCAAGCTCCCGCCAAAGAAGCCGGTGGCGCCAGAGGCCGAAGCTCCCAGCGCCGACGACTTCCTGAGTCAGCCCGCCGCGCCCACCGAGGCAGATATTGCCACGCGCTGGGCCGACCTCTTGCCGGGCGCCAAGACAACATCGCCGTTGGACACTCGTCAGAGCGCGGCGACATGCACATGGTTCGACGACGAGACCGGGGCTTGTACATGCGACGAACGTCGTCGCACCGGCCCGCTGGCCAAACTCTTCGGCCGCGCGCCGACATGCGAACTGGTCGGCGCCGCCGAGGGTACGGAATGCTCTGACTACAAACGAGCCACGGGCAACGCCAAGGACGTCGACCTCTACGAACAGGTGCAGTTGTACCGCGCCGCCAATCCCGAGGAGGATTGAATACAATTCGCCTCGGGAGGTATGGTGACCGCACTAGCAACAGATAAGCGAGCCTTAGCTATGGCACTCCCGAAGCACGTACAGGTGACGTTCCACAATTGGGAAGACCGCGAAGCTGGTACATGGGGCGTCGAGGCGAAGGCCATTGACCCCGGCGACGAGCTTCCGATTGTCACGCTTCCCATTGCGGAGATGCACAACTGGCTCCGCGCTCACGGCTACGAGCCTCAGCTTTGGTCGAGGTACAACCTATGGCACAAGTCGACACCGTCGTCCTCGCGGAGGGCGCGCTTTCTCCGGCTGGCAAAAGCTGGCACAGCGGTTATGTGCACCAGAGCCCGAGCGGCGTGGAAGTACATAGCCGGTATGATCTTCGTGGCGACGCCAGCTTCTACCCGTGGGAGCGGGTTGTCCGGATCGACCGGGCTACGGGCTGGAAGTAGGCGGGGACACTGACATGCTTACCGCTCGCCGGAAAGCGCGCCGCACGGTCAAGGAGTCCGCAAAGCGGAAAGAGCTTCGCGACCGACTCATGCGTGATATTGACAGGCTACTTTCCTGTTACGATGACTTCCGCGAATTGCCCGGTGTAACCGCAATGGCCGCCGATGACATCGCCGGGTACTTTTTGCGCCATCACGACGTGCGCTACGGCTTCAGGTTCGCGAAGAAACGTACCGTGAAGACCAAGAAACGGCGCCCGACGACAGCGGAGCGGGCGGCCAAAGTAACCGAGCGGGCCATCGACAGTGTGTGCGACAACGTTCTGGCGGGGAAGCCTCGCGCCGGAGCGGAGGAGGTCAAGAACCTCTCCGACATTGTCGCGCGCATGGCGGTCCGAAACCTTCGGCGTCACTTCTTGCTGTTGCCACGCAAAATTAAAATTGGGAGCGCGAAGTAACATGTTCGAGGTAGTGCGGAAGAAGGGACGACGCTGATGAAGCACAATCTTGTAAGAGGCACGCTGGTTGCGGATGACAAGGGCGTTGTCGCGACCTGTACCTGTGGCTGGAACAGCGGACACCGCTTCTCGGGCCTCATCGCCTCCGCTGCCTTCATGGACCACCAAGAAGAAGCCGAAGCGGCGGAGCGCGAGCGTGCCGACAAGGCGCAACGGACGGCTGGAGGAAACTGATGTTCGAGGTAGGCCAGAAGGTGGTGTGCATCGACGACAACTGGGTTCCGGATAGCGGCGACGCGTCGCTGGTGGTGAAGTACAAGCTGACGTTTCCGAAGAAGGACGAGGTCTACACGATCCGCCGGTTTGTTACTTACGAGGACGGGCTTTGGATCTTGCTGGAGGAGATTCACAACCCCAAGATCTACGTGCCGGGTCTTCGCTCCGAGCAGGAACCATGCTTCGCCGCCACTTGCTTTCGCCCGCTGGTCGAGGACAAGAAGGAAGACCCCATCGCGATCTTCCGCAAGATCGACGCCGATGTCTTCGCCAAGAAGCCGGAGCCGGTGACAATGCGGAACGGCGATACGCTGGACTTCACGTGGACGATCAGCGACTCCGAGGTGCTGAACTGCTGCCGGTGCGTGCTGACTCCCAAGAAGCCGTGGGGCTTGGCGGCGCTTCTCGTAGCGCTTGCACTCAGCTTCAGCGCCAGCGCGGCCGACCTTCCTACGCCGTCGCTGACTCCCGGGGTCGCCCTGAGCGGGGTCAGCGCGGAGCAAGTGTGCAAGCCGGGCTACGCAGGCTCGGTGCGCAACGTGCCGAGCGCGGAGAAGAACAAGGTCTACAAGGAATACGGAATCGCGCGACGCCAGCCCGGCGAGTACGAGGTCGACCACCTCATCAGCTTGGAGCTTGGCGGCAGCAACGAGATTACCAACCTGTGGCCCCAGAACTACAAGACGGCGCCATGGAACGCTCATGTCAAGGACCGGCTTGAAAACCACCTTCATTCGCTGGTGTGTGCCGGGAGTATGACACTGGAGGAAGCGCAGCGGCTGATCTCCACGGATTGGATCGCTGCGTACAGAACGCTTTTAGGAAACCCGTAACACATGCCGAGGCTTCCGATCATCGAGCGCCGCGCGCTCGCCGCAAGGCTCCCGCCCGGCCCGGCGCAGCTTTTCTACATGTGCCGCTACTTCGAAGACGCGAAGCCGGTCGAGGACAACGGGCAATGCACGTGCCGGGCTCGCGCCGAGACGCGGTGCATGCTGATCGGCAACAGCAAGGCGACGTGCCAGCATTTCAAGCGGAGGGCGGAGGACTAACATGTTTCCGGACATCAACCTGTGGCCGTTGGCCATCCTCGCCGGTATCGGGCTAGTCGCTACAATCGGCGGCACCCTCTGGGTTATCATCTGGGCGGTCGAACATCTGCGGCTGGTGCTGGTGTAACATGGTCGGCGTCAGTCCAAACTCCGGACTTCCCCGACCGCCTCGGCGCCGGGATCGCGCCGCGCTTGACCCGAAGGCGGTCGCCAACATGCGCCGCGCGGTGCTGGACGATATTGTGCGCGGATGGACGGACCATTCGGAATACAGGATTAGGCATCTTAAGCACCTGCTTGTGTGCGATGAGGGGTGCCTAGATGCTTTCGCAGTTTGGGTGCGCGCGACTTTCACGCGCCGTATGCAAGGACACTGACAATGGTCTGGTGGTTCGGTCTCTTCGGGATCTCGGTGCTCCTCGCGCACCTTTGCGCGCGCAAGCCCCGCCAGAATCCCCGTAGCTGGAACGACCGCCCGACGACCCCGCGTCCTCCGGCTCCCAAGGCACAGGCTGTGCCGAAGGGGCCGACTATGGTCGTGCACCGCTTCATCTGGCGCTAAGGCTCTAGCGCTACATCAGTGAACGAGGGACTGTTCTTGCGTTGTACCCACGAGGGGTACGCGCACTGGTGTCATGCGTGCCGCACCTTTCATGTGCTCCCGCACGACCTCTTCGGCTTCGACG